CTAGACTGAACCCTTGCGCGTAGAACGGCGTATAGGTAGGGACGATGATCTGATTGCTCACCGTGTCTAAGGTGATAATTTCACCCGAGACCGCGTTGGTTGATGCCACCGCCGTAGGATCAAAAGGGTACTTTTGTAATTCAGGTAACATAACCCGCTCCTTAGTGAGATTGCATAGATGGGTAGGGATTTACCCTACCCATCGATGTGTTTATGATCAGTGATTATACCGCACCAGCGATAACAATCCATTTTGATTCCGCTTTCATCCAACGTAACCAAACCCAACCGTAATCTGATGAAATTGTCAATGGATCTTCATCAGCCACATCTTCAATCGGTCCAGCAATATTAATAGCATAGTTGCTAGCACGCCCGTAACGATCCTTGATGATAATCTCAGAACCATCAAGAATAGCATCGTCAGAAGGTAACGTACGCGTTACTGCTTCTTCAGTTACATCGGCTAGCCAGGTAGACCATGGTACAAGGTCGCCGTCTGGAGCCATGTCATTCACCATGGTACGTGCTACACGACCTTCATCATAAAGCGTGTTAAACGCCTGGGCATCAATAACGGCTTGGTTAACCGCATCGCGAGCACCTGCTGCATCGTGGGCGGCGGTGATAGCAGCTTCGGTTAGGCTGTAGATATCAGCCTTTTGGATTTCTTGTAATGCCTTGGCATTATAGAACATGTCTTCAGACGTGCGTGAACCTTCAGCTAACTTACTGAGTCGGTCGTATTGTCCGTTAACCAGCTCTCTTACAGTTGGTACGGCATTTGTCGTAGTATCATTATCGGCCATTAGAGGGCACCTCAAACAGAATTAGGAGTGAATAAGATGGTCGTTTTAAATGTGCTTAAATAGCCCGGGATAAAACGAGTTTAAACTTAGCTTGGTCAGACGGCTTTCTATGCGATCCAAACCTAGGATTTTCTCAACAAGCGTAGCTTCACCAGTCACATCATTGGCAAAATAAACCACGTAGCCTTGATTGTAAATCTGAGGAACGGTCGTCCCTATGGTGATCGATCGGATAACCACATGGTGGTTGCTCCAGACATCGTCCTTACCTAAATAAATGGTAGGATAATTATCGACGTCATAAGTAAAGAACGCATCTAGGACATGACGATGACCTTGATAAGTCGCTGTAGTATCTTCCCAGCTAGCACCTGCTACCGTTTGGTAACGACTACCTACTAATCCTGATAGATAATAGATAGTGGGTTCATCCTCACTTAACACCGCTACTTCTACAGTGACACGAAGTGCATTATTAAGTTTAGGCAGGCGAATAGCTACTGAGCCCACTTGGTTAGCAAAGCTATATCCATTAGCAGGCGCAGGTTTGTGAGACCGGTTAACCACAGCCATCTGGCTAAGGCGGTCTTCTAAACCTAAGATTTGGTCTATGGCATGAGTATGGTTCGCTTTATACTCGCCACTGATTGCCGCCCGTACTTCTTGTAAAGCAGCAATAACGTGATTAAGGTCAGTTAGATCCTCACCATCTACAACGTGTGCAGAGGGCGGGTAGAATTCAGGCAAGCCGATGATATCTGCCATGGTTCGCGTATCAGCAAACGCGGCTAGATTACCAATAGCGGCTAGAAGTTCTTTGCCTTCCTGACTATGAGGTCCACCCATTACTTGATAACTTTCAATGGTAAAGTTACCGTTAAGTTCGCGATCTAGTAAGGTAATGCTGCCAAAAGCATCACCACCCAAGTTATCTTCGGGCTTGGTGTATTGATGGGTAAAGATATAATCTTTACCTACTTGCAAGGGGTCAGCGCTATCCTCGTGAGTAAGGACAAATCCTTCCTTATAGAAAGGAGAGATGTCGGGGATAATGAGATGATAATTATCGCCATTATCTGCGGTGAGGACGTGGTTCTCATCCCGCCTTAAATTAGAAGCAGCCTGACCAGTTGGGTCGTAGTCGTAGAGGTAGCTTTGATCTGACATTCTGACTGACTCCTTTGGTCAACATAGGTAAATATAATTAATAAAATACATGGGGTTCACATAATATTTAAGCCCCACGTAGGTAAACTATGATTAGCCCATTAATATATCTATAAAGGAGACAGGTTGTGTATACCTTATCACGTGCCTTTGTACAACAAAATAGACAATGGGAAACGGTAGATGTTTCCCAACTTTCATTTAAAACATTGTTCCAAGACTATAAGCATGTGCTTTTTATTATAGTCGCTGCGGGTGAAGAAAAGGCACTGTTGCTTAACGACATGGATAAGACGTTACGTTACTCCAATACCTTAGTGGCTGATTACTTCTCTAACATCACCTCTACGTTACCTTGGTTACCTGACGTACCTGATATAGACCACCCTATCAACGCCTTCTATGCGGATGTGTTTGATCATGAATTTACCGTAACTCGCTCTGACCATACTAAGCACGTCACTAACCCTACTATAGGCAAGCAGGGTCCTGACGCGTTATTGGAACATGACGATATGGACTATGTACAGCTTGCTAAACATAGTCTGTTTACTGTCAACGGCTACCTTCACCGCACTAGCGCCACTAGCCAACGTCTTTATGTGTTGCGTGCAGGAGAGACCTTAGAGCGAACTGACGGTAACCATATCGGATTGTTGAACTTCTCTCAGCTAGGTGAGATTAACACCTACGGGCTAAAGGATGAAAACATCCTTACCGATATACGCATCCCTGCTCACGAGCAGTTTCTTATCAATCTACCTGACGTAGATTTAAGTAATAAGACAGTGATGTTGTGTATCGGTGGTTATCTAATCGCCTTAGATGACACCTATCAGGTCATCGGTGATAACACTATTAAAGTTAACCTTAAGACCTACCCACTTATCCGTCGTGTATTATTATCGCGTGAAGATATTCAGTTAGATGATTTGATTAACCCAATCGGCAACATCCAGGTTAAAGACATTCACTCTAATTCGTTTATTAGACGCTATATGACGCATCCTTTTAGTTTTGTCATCACCATCGACCATGCTAATGTTTGTACAGATGAAGAACGTCTACAAGAAACTGGACTTCCAGGTAAATATCGCAGCGCGTCTATCCCTCAAGGTATTTTATTTGACAACGAGGGTTTGATTGCTGAATATACGCTAATAGGAAGCGAGGATGATTATCTCGTCTCTGCACGCGTCAAAGAAGAGAAAACATTAATGCTTGATACCTTGATGGATCTTCCTATCGCCGTTGCGCCTACTCGTTTCCCTACTTCCCGTAGAAACAGAAGACCACCAACACTTAAACGGTTCTATAGCCTGTTATAACGGCATAAACTAACCACCTAGCCATCAGGCCGGGTGGTTAGGTTCTTATGCTGTAAAGCTAACGTGTTCGTTATAGGTTGAGGGTAGTGATACGTTTTGATCATCTAATACGCAAAACTCTGCATTAGTAAACCCACCACTAAAGCTAGCGAAGTGGTTAACTAGGAATAGTTGAGATGCTTGGCCAGTCTCTACCAGAAGTTTAATATACCCCATTAAACGATTGCGGTGAACCGCATCAAATGTACGACCTGTCTCATCTAAGAGCATTGGGTATTCATGTAGATCCATGAAGTGCATTACTGTTACCATAAAAGCAAAGTCTATCATCTCCATCTGACCTTCGCTACCTAGTCCTACATCACCCACACGCTTATCATCTTCACCTACTACAAACGGAAACTTATAGTCTAATGTGCCTGATTGGTTAGCGCAAGGTAGTACGACTAGACGATGATGCCAAACTTTAGCAATGATAGTATTCATCTGATCTAATAGACATTTAATAAACCCTGTCATTTGATCTGCAATGATACCGGTTGCCGGAGATAACATGTGCTGTAGGTCTTGCCATCCTTGTGTTTCTGTTTCCAATTGAGCTTGAGATTCACGAAGTTCTGCAATCATCTGTTCTAGTGTAACTTTCTGATTAAGCGTAGATGACAATACCGATAACGTTTGTTGTCTTTCTTGCAATACCGAACCAATAACTGATTGTCGTTGAGATTCAATAAGCTGGTCACGTAGAGATTCTAAATCTACCAAAGCATCACTTACCACACCTGTGTCTTTAAAGTAACGATCAAACTCACCTTTACCTGTCTGCAATCGAGCTATCTCATCGCTTGTCTTAGATATTGCTTTAATAACATCATCTAGACGCCGCTCAAGCTCCTCTACGCGCTTTTCCACCTCTAAGCCATCTAACCCCTTACTTTCATGACATTTCTTAATAGACGCATCAATAAGCGCTATTTCATCATCCAACGCTTGCTGGTCTTTTAACATCATGACGTAGTCTTTAAACGTATCATAAGTGTGCATGATTTGTAGAGGTGATGTGTCGTAGTGTTTATCGCGTTTAACACGCTCCCACAACGCACTGCATCTAGGATAGCTTTCCATGATAGCCTGTAGGCGATTAAGATTTCTAACGTACTGCTGATAGGCTTCTAGTTTCTCAACATACCCTTTATACTCTCTGTCCTTACTATCAATTAAATTAGAGATTGTTTCTTGCTGTACTAGGGATTCCTTAAGTTCATTTTCAGACACACCAGGACGCCATATGTAGTTACATTTAGGACATTCTAATTCTCTGGCTTGCTTCATGTGTTGAATGCGATGCTGAAGGCTTTCCAGCTTGCGTTTTAAACTTAACGTTTCTCGCTCTAACCCCTTAACATACTCTACTGCTTCTTGATAAGCCGCCTTATTGTACTCTGGTTTCATCTGTGTCGGCATTTCTACCGCCCAGTCACGCAAAGGTACAAATGCTGATGTAACGTCCCTGTAGAGCGCCTCAGCGTCTTGTTTGGGAATGTCCCATTCACCGCTAAACGCGATAAGCGTCTGACGTTCTTCTAACTCTGCTCGCTTTTTTAACAGATCATCTAAACTTACTGCACCTAGTCTATCCATCTGCGTTAGCATAGTCTGAAGATCGTGAAGTGTCTCAGTATAGTTATCGCGCTTAGCTTTAAGTTCTGCTTCTTTTAACTGCAGTTTAACAATCGCTTCTTCAAAATCAAAGACGGTAGTAAAGCCTGTCTTTATCCATGGGCTTAAATCCGTAGTTAATAACCGCTTAGATAGTTTAAGTACGTTATCTCGACGAGATTGAATTTGCTGCTTAATATCCTGAGGTGTAGGGGTATTAGACTGTCTGTCTGTTAACAGTGCCTCTATGTCCTTATGGCACTCATCGACACGGTCTTGTAGATTTGAAGCAGCTTCTAACGACACTAATCTTGCTTGTTGTTGAGAGACTTTCTCTTTAACGTGTTTAAGTGCACCTTGATTATCACGTGCTGCTACTTTAACAGCGTCAAATATAGCATGGGCGTAACTCATGTCAGTGGTACTTAGTTTAGCTATCCACTCTCGTCGCTTAGCAGGAGCCATTTGGGTAAATCGCATCTTACCGGTCAGTACCGTGTGTAGTGCGGTAGTATACCCTAGCTCTCTTTCTACCATGTCTTTTTGAACTAAGGCCGTTCCACCTGGGTTAAGTTCAGTACCGTTTTTAATAAAGGAATGTTTAGCACCACGGCTAATGTCTGAGCGAATAATAAACTCATCACCTTTAAAGTTAACATGTAGCTCTTTAAAGCCGCCCTTTTCAAAATCCTGAGGATTCGCAGGCAATGGTGTCAGCTCACTTAACAGGCTAGATTTACCTGACCCATTAGTCCCTAGTATCAACTGCATGGGTGTTGAGAAATCGATACAGATATAAGGTATCTCGCTTAATGCAAATCTACTGTATTGGCTCAATATTAGTTTTTGTATTTTCATTTAAACGTCCTTTCTTCATCACCCAACGTTCATAAAAACTCATCATGGACCCATAATCCATACTTGCAAGTTTAATAGCGTTATCGGGGTGATAAACGACCTGGGTCTTACCACATTGTATTTTAGATGGATGAAGTGTATATATATATTAAACTGGAACCCGGCTTTTGATAATCTACGTCCTGCAAAGACGTTAGGAAACCACGTTACAAAGTCTTTAATCTCTAATCCTACACGTAGACCATGATGGATACGTAATCCTTCATCGCTAGGTTCAGGCATGATAGGTAGATTATCTTTGTAATAATTAACCACATCCGTTAGGCTTTTATCGTACACCGATGCAGTAAAGGGACCGTATGTCTCCCCATCTATAGTCTTTTCGCATCGACAAATAATAACATCGTTATCCATTGATCTCGCTACTGTTTTTAAAGCACCTGACTTATTTTTAAGCTTGGCTGCTTGTTTGCGTTTTGTTATAAAGCGTTTATGGATTATACCCATGCTGATTTATCTCCCTATCTCAAAAGATAGTGTTATTGTGTTTAAATCGACAGTTGCTAATTACTGCCTTGTGCTTAATGTTGTGATTGAAATCATTAATACGGGATAAACGATGACATTACAAACACGTTTACGCGTTATATCGATCGGCATTGTAGCCGAGAATAAAGAACGCGATAATCCTGAAGTCTTAATTACACCTATAGAGATCCTTCCCTTTCAATTAGGTGAAATTAAACAGGATGAGAAAACCTTTTATAGTAAAGGTCTAGATGGATTCGGGGGTGAGTGGTCCGCTCAAGTGGATATTGATAAGACCTTGAAAGCGACGTGGTTAAGTTTAGAAACTAACCGAGAAACGCCTCCAGACCTCATGAGAGGCGAACAGGTACTTATTTGGCAATATGCGGATACTGATAAATACTTTTATACTAGCATGGGTCGTGATGATGTATTGCGTCGTTTAGAGACGGTGGTATATCGTTGGTCAAATGTCCCTGACCCTACAACTGATGTAGAAGCAATGACTGATGAAAACAGTTATCGCTTAACCATATCTACCCATGATCAGAAGATCGAGTTAGTCACTAATATGAATAATGGCGAACCCTTTGCCTACCAGTTCTTATTAGATACTAAGGTAGGTAAATTCACACTGACTGATAATGTGGATAACTATATATTCCTAGATAGTGAAAATACGCACATCAAAGCTCACAACAAAGAGACGACGTTCTTTGAGCTTAATCAGAAAGACATCAACGCCTATGCCCCACAAGACATGACATTTACTGTAGATCGCGATGTTAAGATGACGGTGGGCCGCCACGTTGCTTTTGACATCGGTGGCAACTACTCTACGTCTGTAGGTGGTAATGAAACCGTAGATGTTAAAGGGTCTATTTCTATTAAGTCGGGTGGTAGCCTAACCGTTAACAACCCTTCAACTAAATTCACTACCCCCAATACCGAATTTACAGGTAATGTGAAGATAGGTGGCGCATTAAATGTGTCTGGTGGAATAACCGGTGAAGGCACCATTAAAGGTAAGAGCGGTGACTTTAAAGACCTTAAAGCATCTAGCCCGATCGATGGTAAGACCGTACACGCGCCTGATGGCTAACGGCATAACCTACCTCTACCTGTTAAGGGTAGAGGTAGGGCTTTATGCGTCCTGCTCGTCTAGGCGTTTTTGCTGTTCTACAACAATCTTCTCTAACGCCAGCATTCTTTCCTTATATGCTGCAGCGTTTTGCTCCGCCTTTATACGGCGTTGTCTTTCCGTCTCCCCTGTTGTCTTCAAACGACTACGTTCATCTTCTAAAGCAACATGTTGATCCATACTGACTGCCCCAGTAGTAGAGGCGGTGTATTCATTAAGGGTAGCTGTAACGCCTGCGGTTGCCAATACTGTGTCTTTTAATATTACTTTAAGACCGTCTAACGGATAGTTAGTAGGTAGACTTCCAAGATCTACCGACAAGATGCGTCTGGCGTATGGTACAGTATTGATATTAGGCGTACCTGTAATGTAGCTAGCAGGCAGGGTGATGGTTGTATTGACTGCACTTGTTAATGTAACAATAAGTGTTTTATTAGCAATGGCGCTAGTGTAATCATCGGCGGTTAATCCATTGCCTAGAAATACATCCTGTAAAACATCATCACCACGTGCCAACATTGTATCAATGGTCGAGATATTAGTTACCGTATACTCGACCCCTGTTAACGTAAGGAATGGACTTGCTAAGGTAAATATCCCTTTATCGTTAACCTTGACTAACGTAGTCACTATAATACTCCTCAAAACTTTGCTTTTGAACAATCAGATAATTTACATCATTATAGGTGGCGATAAGGAAATCAACACCGTCTCGTGTGATTCTTGAAATATCGCTATCTAGTTGTGTAAACTCATTGACTGTCTCTGCAGCGTTTAACATTCTATGAAAGAGGATAACCCAATCCTGCGTTTCCGGCGATAGACGATTGAAGTCTGTCTCTTGTGCCGACACGGCCGTATAGTCTGTGAATTTCTCATCAAATGATGAAATACCATCACTGTTACCTATCTCGCCTATAGCAGTGAAAGCGAGCGTTTTATACGCGGCGTGACTAACAACAATATTAGCATCGACATGCTCTAGCGGGTAGTTCTTTAGCGCTGGAAGTGATAGACTCATGGCCTCTTGGTAGTTTACCGTTGGCGAGTATGTTCCTGCAAGACCGGTTTGCTCTTCAATGGCTACACGGTGCCACATAGGAACAATGATAAACTCGGTAGGTCTAAAGAGGGTAGGGAATACATCGTACCATTCAACAGAGTCGTAATCGCTATTCTCTAAGATAGATTTAGCAATAGCATCTGCAATAGCATCTGGGTTATCGCCAGCAATCCCATATTGAACCACATACCACGTTAACACCATGGTGGTCTCAGAATGTTTGTCATTCCACGTCACTTGGAACGGAGTAAGTGAGGTGTATGGTGCATCTTCTGATACGTCATTAGCCAACGTTAACATTCTTGTAGGGTCGTTAACCAGTATTTCCGATATCTCGGTGTACGGACGGTGTAAGTCGTTAAGTTCTTCTACTGGCGCAATAGGTATTAAGGTATACTCATCGTACTGACGTAGAAACGTGTTATTAGAAAACCATAACGTAAACGTAGTACCATTAGCAGTCCAGTTAATATAACTGGGATAGTAGTAACCTGCATCAGAGGCTACCATGGCTCCTGATACAAACAAACCAACGGCAATAGATGGATAATCGTTACTGATGAATTCATTTAATACTGCATTGTTAGAAGTAAGTTCACCGTTACGCGCTTTAGTATCGATGTAGTCAACTAAATTTAATAATACGTTACCTACCTCTGCCCCAATAGCAATCTGCTCTCCATTGTCGTCTAATGTAGACATCAGTGCAAGACGCAGATTAGGGTAGGTGTTAGAACTGTATTCACGATTGTCAGGTGAATAGGAACGGGCGTGTGATGACATTTCACCAACCGGGGAGAGGGTATTCTTATCATTGTTTATCAAATCATTGATAATGACAAACCCTTTTACTGTACTCATTATAAACTGACTCCAAAATTAATCATCATATTCAACTCAGGTAGGGAGCGATACATTGACACTATTCATTGCTTTTCTTAAAGCCCTGCCCCAATTTCTACCGTTTCTACTCACATTATTAAAGGGGGAGAAGGCTAACATGTCTGGACATAAAGATCCCTCTAAAGGAAGGGTACTGTTATTATTACTTATAACTTCCTTAATAGGTACAGGTATTTTGTATTTCGATGCAAGGGGTATAGAGCTCAATTTAGCAACAAAAGAGAAAGAGATTAAAACCCTTACTGCAAAGGTATCGGCATTAAACGATGAAATCGACCAAATGAAGCGAGACGGTGTACCTAGCCCTTCTCAGCTAAAAACCATGCAAGATCAAGCAGGTGAGGTTATTCAACTTAATGCCCAGTTAAAACATCTACAAGGTGAGTTAAATCAATGTTTAGCTCGACCGTCTGAACCACCAAAATACAACCCGCCTTCTGATACTAATCGTAGAAGTATATTGGATGCGCTTAATAAAATAGGGAAGAACTAATGTTACGCCCATTGTTACTTATTACTACATTGCTGCTAGGAAGTTGTGTAAGCGTTGTTCCCGATGAGCAACCTCAAGATAATAAACCTGTAGACCAGATAGGCCCGCCTCCAACTATGGATATGTTTATTTGGGATTATAACGATATTGATCAAGATCATCCCGCTAAGCGTTATTTAGACGCCCTCAAGCGCTATCATGAACGTTTATCGTTATACATTAACCAACTGGAAGACCGGATAGAAGAACCCGTTGTGGATGCATGTAGGCGGTTTATACCGTTTCCCACGCCTAACTTAAAACCGTTACCCGATTCGGTCGATCTATCTAGCTACGCAAATGAAGATGAAGCCTTTCAAGCGTTTGGTGAATACACCGCCGCGCTGTACGACTATGCGTCTAAATTAAGAACCATCTACCTTGAAGATGTAGAGCGTTTTAACCAACAATGTAAAACACAGTAGGGCTTTACAGGTAATAATAATAATTATAGAGACCTGCATTAAAATATTTATGGAACATGACCAATGAGTAATGAAACACCTAGCATAAAAGCCACGTTGTATACTGACGGTGGCTGCAGAAATCACAGCAGTGGTAAAGGATTCGCAGGATGGGGCTACCACGGTCAGATTGGCGATTACGTATACGATGGATGGGGTAGTATTGAAGAGCTTACTACTAACAACGTAGCAGAAATGGTAGCCGTTAAAGAAGCGATCGAGGTAGCCGATCAATATAACGTTGAAGACCTACTTATATTGTCAGACTCACGTTATGTGATCGATGGTATCAATGACCGTTATGAGAAGTGGGAAGCAAATAACTGGCTAAGGCATGATGGCGAGCCTGTTAAAAATAGAAGCTATTGGGAGTCTTTAGCTAACGCACGCGCTGAGTTTACTGGTAAGGGTAATCAAGTAACGTTTAAGTGGATAAAGGGACACGCTGACATCAAAGGCAACGAGGCCGCTGATAAGAATGCAACAAAGGGCGTCATGTTATCTACTAACGGTCACCATGTTTCATTTCACGAAGCCACGGAAGCTAAGAAATACGGCAAAGTTAAAGCTCCTGCATATAACCGTCTATTCTGTCACAACTACTGGTATTTCAACACAAACGTAAATAACGAAAGTGAGACCGGCCACCACATCTATTATTGTGGTAATCACGATATCATAGGTAAGCCAGAATCAGATGCCGGACACAGCATCCTATATTTGAAAGAACCCGATAAAGTACTAGAGTCGTTAAGAGATCACCAGAACCGCTACGTTGAAGAAGGTGAGCAAATGATGTTTACTGGTCATTTAACCGATATCTTCTCATCAAGGAATTATCCTGAGTTATACAACAACGGCACTATACACACTTCTCGCAAACCTAGAACGCGAGATATTCTTACCTTTGATAAACAACAGCTAACTAGCGAAGTGCGACCCGTCGGTAGGAGTTTCTACCTTTTAGATGTCTTAGGGAATCTAGAAGAACGTTTAAAACACGTTATTAATAACGATCTTCCTGACAACTGGCGTTTAACTGACGTTACTGATAAATTCTATAATAAAGTAACAAAGGGCAAGGGTAAAAACGAACGTGAAGTTTACGAGTTTAGCAAAGAACTTCCTACTGGAATTAAATCTATTAAGTTAGATGCTGAACACGGCGTGGGGTTAACTACAGGCTTTACAGAGATCACGCTTACCTTTGGTGTAGATATCCCATCACGTAACGCCTTAGCTGCTTTATCTAAAGTCATCAAACGCATTAGTATCTTAACATGGCCATCGTCTAAGACCTCATTTAATTATGGGTTTGTCTTAGAGACTGAGGACGACATCGGAATATGGGCCTGCGGTTATGCTAATACTCGGATTATCTAATAGGAGGTGACGTATGTCAGTATCCACCGCATTATGCAAACGCTTCATGCCGGATATGATGAAACGTCTATTCTACATAACCACGTTGTTTACCTTTCTTGTACGTCGTAGCCATAGAGAGGTAAACTATAATCGTCTTTACGGGGTCTGTTTAGATTGGACCCCTAACGATGAAACCTTTAACCTGCCTGGTTTGTTTACCGAAGTCATATGGAGAAATACACCATTAGGTGAAATGATATCAGAAGAGGTAGTAACGCATAATAAAATATCGATGGATGATATAGAACGTTCTACCCCAGACTGGTTACGTTACGGACATAACAGCGACATCATGCAGGAAGATACGCTTTTAGTTTATCGCGTCGTGTTAATGGAGCTTAACGACCCATCCGTTAGACGGGTATCTGATACGGAATATCAACGCTATTTAGCAGGGCATTAATGCCCTGCTTTATGCCGTGTGTGTTTAAAACGACAGACATGAGACATTGTTTGAGATGATTATTTAACAATAAGGCCCCACTATGGCAAACCCTAATGACTTTTTCGTTAAAGTACCTAAAATAAGACCAATGTTGAACGTTGGCAGTATGTTTGATATCCAGTCGGGTAGTTACCACGTAGGGGAATACGGCGAGCATATTCTTAATGGTGGCTATCCGCATTTCTTAGGCGTGTGCGGTCGTGCTAACACCTACAAGACTACCGTCATGAACTATTTTAACCTTAGCGCGTTATCACGCTATGGTGACGTTCACAACAAAGCTAATCAACAGTCACTGTATCTGGTTTATGATAGTGAGTCATCGTTGAGCCCTGCTCGTATCGAACACCTAGGTGAGTTTTTCCCAGGATTGTCTGGGTGGGATGTTGATGACTCAGGTGCGGTAATGGTTACTGATAACAACGGCATGAGTGGCAATCAGTATTTCCATCAGCTTAAAGCGTATGCTAAAGAAAAGGTTAAGGATAAGAAAGGTACGGTCACTACTCCTTTCATCAACGCATCAGGTAAAAATCTACCTATGTTAAGACCTACTATGGCAGGTATTGATTCTATCTCTAACATGAGCATCGACTCTGTCGACCTTATCTACGATAAGAACCAGGTGGGTGACTCTAAGATGAACATGGAAGCAGCCCGTATCGGTGCAGCAAAGAGTCAGATGGTTATACAAATACCCAAGCTGGTTTCTAACCACGGTATCTTTTTAACGGTTACGGCTCACTTGGGCGATGAGATCTTAGATGATCCATACGCGCCATCTAAGAAGAAACTTCAGTTCCTTAAACAGGGCACTAAGTTAAAACGTTGTCCTGAGAACTTTACGTTCTTAACTAATATTCTCTTTAACTGTTTAAGCGCATCGCCTTTATTTAACAAAGCGGATAAAACACCTCTATACCCACGCGATGGCGATGATCGCACACCAGGCGATATGGACTTACAGCTTATTACCATCCAAGTACTACGTTCTAAGAGCGGTGCAACGGGTTTGCCGTTTGAGATCATTGCCTCACAGCGTGATGGGATGCTGATGGGATTAAGTGAGTTCCATTACATCAAAGAGAAGAAGTTTGGCTTAGAAGGTAATGATAGAAACTACGCGTTAAGTATCTATCCGGATAGAACGCTAGGTAGAACTACAGTACGTGGACTTATTGACCAAGATCCTAAGCTTAAACGTGCCTTAGAGATTACATGCGAGCTTTGCATGATCAGTACGCTATGGAAGAGCATGGGGGATGTTGTGCTATCACCTGAATATCTCTATAAGGCCATTAACGACCTGGGTATTAGTTGGGATACTATCTTAAACGATACACGTGGATATTGGCTACCTAAAGAACTAGAAGCGGTAGAAGAGAAACGATTCCTATCTACTGTTGATCTTTGCCGACTAGCGCGTAAAGAATACTACCCGTACTGGTGGGATGCTTACTGTAAAGAAAAAGGTATTGAGAATAAATTAAAAGACATGTTCTCTAAAGGAGTGTAGTGTGAAACGATATTGGTTATTTGCAGGTACCGGTCAACCTAAAGGTGGGATGGGTGATTTTCAAACAGGCGCTCAACAACCTAAAGCACTTTTAACGTGGTTAGAAAAGAACGCAACAAATGAAACCGTACAAGGTATACCTTTTGTTTGGTTTGAAATTGTTGACGTTACCACTAGCACGGTTAAAGTACGAGGTCACCGCGCGTTCACTAGCGACCCGGCTATTGAAAAGGGTGTAGACTATTATACCTACGATACGAGTAAAGGACGATGGACCAAGTTGAAGAACAAGCCCTCTTTATAGGGGGTTCACGCGGATTCGTTAGTTATCATCTCTTATGTAGAACCATCGCTTACTTGGTTAAGATAGGTGTCTTTGAGGACACCTTCACCATAGTAAGTGGTGGGGCTAGAGGAGCTGATACGTTAGCTAGGGAATATGCTGAGATTAATGGTCTTAAATTTATTGAATTTAAGGCACGGTGGGATCTGTATGGGAAATCAGCAGGCTTTAAGCGTAATAAAACAATGGTTGATGTTTCTGATATTTGCCTTTTCTTTTGGGATGGGGTGAGTAAAGGTACTAAGCATGCGCTTGACTATGCCTATAAGCAAAATCCTGACAATACGTTTATTCTGTTATATTAGAGGTGTCTATGAAATCTATATTTGATTTAAGTGAAGAAGGTCATGTTAAAGCTATCACATTCCTTTCTATGTTGGGTGTGAAGTTTGACCATGAAGATCCAGATAAAACGGTAGAGGAAGCTAATGCACGCGCTATTCCTGAACTATTTGAAAAGGTAGTACGCTGCGATAATTATTCTGATTATCTCATTGTCAAAGCAATGTTCTTAAAAGCCGGTGCCAATGAATGGCCATGGCATAATGGTTATAAAAACCCGGCTATCGATATTCACGAATGTCCCTATTATGGATGGGAACATGCTGGTTTCATGAAACATATTTTTAAGCCAAGCGAAGTGCAAGTTATCAGCTTGAGTGAATTAATTTCAATTGTGATGCGTGATAAAGGATCTACCCATGCAATTACGTTACAACCTACTTGATAGAGGGTAGTGATATGGCATTACACGATGATGTCCATTATTATTTATCACGTAAAAACAAATCTATTGCAGAAGCGTTTAGGCAACAATATCGCCCTGCTGATGCACATCCAAGAAACCGTATCCACATGGAACGGTTGAACCGGTTCTGGCATATGCATGTTGGGACCGTTAGAGGTGTCGACACTGTAGAAGTACGTGGATACCTTAACAATCACGTTAGTCAAGACCAATGGATTATTGACTTTGTTCAATATGTAGTACCCTTTGTCATAGAACATCGACTACTTTTAGATCACCACATCTACGACGAACTACCGCCGTGGTATGAATAGGATATTCTATTATGCGATCACTCTACTGTAAACACCATGTAAAGATTAAACAATTCCTAATCGATCACTGCAGCGATGCGACGTACCGTAGCGTATTAGAAGATGAGTGCAGAATAGCACTTATCAGACATCTAATGGGTAATGGTGATATTGATTTTGATAAGTTGTCTACTAAGGAAGCTTGTTTGTTAGTGGAGCAACGAAAGCAGCATCATTTAGACCCTCTAAGTTTGCAAGGGTTCTTTAATGCCTTTGATAAAAACACACGCGAAGATAGCGCTTGTCTTTGCTGTGCTGTGGCAGTAGAAATGGGTCATGATGAATGTGCTATGTTGTTTGAAACGCTGAACAGTGAAGAACAATGCATGTACCAGCAGTTACCTGGTGTGGTTAAGCGCAGTCGCTGGTCTCGAAGTTTAAGTGAGTTCTTGGGTCAAAACTTGCCGTTATCTACAGCATCGGTATGAGACCTGTATTAATTAAATGAGAGAATAAGTTTATGGCTAACCGTAAAGCAGCAGAAACATTTATCCTAGATTTCATGGATAAGATCTTACCTGGTGGTGAGAACCGTGCCCTTTATGAAGCATTGTTTAAAGACATGAGTGATCGTGATTTTGATAAGCTAATGCAGGACATTAAAAATGGTTTTGTATTGCCCATTATTGCGCCTAATTTAAACGATGCTAAGTTAGATACCACGCGCAATGTTAAACTAGCTAAAGAGCTTGGGCATAGTTTCTTTGAGAACATTGTACTCACCGATAGCGATACAGGTGAAACCTACACCACACCCCATAAATACATGGTCGTCGACATGCCGGTGAGACGACAGTCGCAGTTACTTGATAAGAAGATGTCTACACCTTCTAACAACAACGTCGTAGATGAACTTACAGGCCAGGCTACTGGTATCTCTAAGGGCTCCGCTTTGTCGTTTCCTGAATTAGGCGTACTGCTTTCTTTAGGCTTAGATGGACCTATTGAAGAGCTTATCAAATTACGTGGTGGGGATGAGGTAGCATTTAACGCCATGAACCGACAGATATTAGAAACCGGTGAATCTGATATAGATAGCATTAAAGCTCTAGGGTCTAAAGTTAAATCAACCGAGACGCTTAGTGCTATTTTAACCGGCATGCATTTAAGGAATAATCTCAGTGAGTGATAAGACATTAGTTAAAGATGTGATAGGGGAGTTAGATTCTATCCTGATAGGTGTGATTGATGAGCAGTCTGAAACTAAGCAGCGTCAATTCCTTGCAACGTTATTTGCTATTCTAGCACGCTTTAACATGGCACGGGTTTACGATGAGTCTGATCTTGAGAAGATATGGACTGAGTTACGTCAGAATAAAAACACGTTAGTGCTTATTGAACGCATCACCATGCAGTGGCGTCTGAGTGCTTTTGATGAAGATAAAGATGTCGATCGTTTAGTGGCATTGATTGCAACAAGTCTGACAGAAAACAAACGCGAAGGTACAGTGATAGATAGTGCTTATTTAGAAAGCATTCCTAGCCATGGTGATCTTGAAACCTTATATCGTGCCAATTTCTGGTACGTGATGCTTTATGTCAGTGCAATGTGTCCTAACTTTAAACGTCTGATGGCGGAGATCAGTAAGGCGGCGAAATGAGCAATCAAACCGTATACGTTGAACTTAACGCGTTAATGGATACGCGAATAGCCTGCATTGAAGAGATCTATGGCGTCTCTACTGCTAAACGCGTTTTAGCTAACGGTTATGAAACGAGAGAGACTGATGATTGGGGTGTGTTAGATACGCTAATCAACACGCATGAGGTTAATAGTCTTTATACAAGTCATGATCTCACGTTACTCGCTAAGTCCATGATGAGTAATTTAGTACGGGTACTAAAAGACTTTGTTAGAGAGGCCAATAAAGGTTCTGCGGGCATACCCATGGTAGACCCGGTTGCAGTACATATCAACACTGCGCCCTATCGCCTTCCCGAGCAACACTGTCAGGTGATAGCAAATAGCATTGCTCACCATTTAGGCATTACTGACGTTAAGACCATAAACGTACCGCGACACCTTACTACACCTGCTTTCTTTCAGGGCAGTTATAAGACGGTCTTTATGTATGACTTTATTACGTGGTTTACCATGCATCATAAATCCATACATAGTCAGGTCATGTCTGAGATGGTCTGGTACGTGCCTAAATTAAAAGCGTTTGGCGAGGCGGCACAACTCATGGAAGCGTCCCTTGATGAGACAGCCTCCATGTTTTATAAGAAAATGAATGTATGGGATGCAGCAACGATAGCGTTAACTGGCTATATGAATTTACAATTCTTAGATGTAGATGCGTTTAACATCTACGCCTAATCGTATTTCTTCATAAAGTCTTCGTAGTTAAGGTCGCTAACACCTACATCTAGTTCTCCATCGACGAGTTCTGGCTCGGGTAACGCACCCTCAGGTAGCGTGTTAATAACCTTCTCGCCGTTACCTGCACCGCCTGCAAATGGATTGTTACCACCGGTCTTAGCCATGATCTTAGCAGCCATGATAGCAGCAGCGTTATCTTGCTCGCTTTGCTTAGAGTCTTGCTCCATACGTTTCATGGCTAGTGCTGTAGTATCAGCACCGTTTAATAACTCTAACATGACGCGTCGATCACGGTTACACTCCGGTATACCGTCTTTGGTCATGTTTTCTAGTAGCGCCATACGGGCCTTTTGGGTTGCGGTAAGGACCTCGTCTTCAGATGGGGTTTTTAATGTATCAAGTAAAGACATATTCGCCTCCCTAAGATTCGTATAAATTATTCACCTATATTACTGTGGTGAGTGATGATAATATAGTAATGAGGTAACTATGACATTACCCTCTCGCTGGTATCGCATTAAACTATGGTTGCGTATTGTGTTATTTCGCACCCAGTTTAAAACCATGCGTAATAATATGAATGCAAAGATCCTTGGTGGTTTGGTCTCTCTTTATACCGCTCAAGACTTTGCTTTTTACCGACCTAAAGACGGTAAAGCTATCACGTTAATTGTCTGGCATGCTAATGCAGGGCAAATGATGGCATTCATAAACATTGTAAAGCAGGCTATTGAAAACAAGGAAGAGATTCCTGTGGAAGCAATACCTGTTAGCACCAAACGCACCACCTTAACCTTGGACGCCTGGCTGGTAGATGACGAGCAATACGACATCGATATCCAACGGTTTTGGGACGCTATAACTGAAGCAGTTAGACCTATTCATGATAGTATGTTAATCATGGAGAAAGAAGATACTGCGCGGTACAGTTATTACTCCCGACGGATGATGCGTTTATTTCAAGATATAGGACAAATGCTGGAGGCACTTGAAAAAGTGATTTTAAACGACTATGGTTGATGACAAATTTCGCGTGCATGAGATATTACAAGACCCTAATAAGAAAACACTAGCAGCAAGAGGTGCGTTAAGTCGCTTGTTCCGTGTTATATTAGATGATTTTAATATCACACCTATGGGATGGAACCGTCGCATGGATACGTATCTCAACGATCCTATCAACGAACTTCCACGTACAGGTAAACCCCGTCATACGGCAAGAGGCAATATTAATAAACAAATGGCCTCTGACCCAATGACGATTAAAACGTTTCTAAAGATGATGCGCTTTTTAGGTGCAACACGGATACGTTTTAGCGTTCAGTTAACGATTCGTAAGAAAGTAACCGAACATAGTGTAGAACTTCAATTCTCAGAACATCATGAACCTGACTCAGGTGAAGATTAAAATACAAAAGTAAAGCCCTTTACTAAAATTAACGATGCGTCGACCTGTCTCTAACCCAGGCAGGTCCGACCATTGTATTGTTTCTTTTTTGTCCGCAAGGAGTCCTTTAATGAGTTTATTTACCACGGCAACGAAATCACTTCCTAAGGTAGTGGACTTATTCACACCTGGCGACGGAGCGAGCAATGCTCCTAGTTCATCGTCGCTAGTCGATAGCATTAGCAAACCCACTAATAAGAGCGGTAGTGCGATAGAGCGGGCGGTGACGGAAGTAAAGAGAAAAACTGCTACTACTGCATCAAGTAGTGATATATCGTCAGCAACGGGCTCTACCTTTTCTATTAGTAACTTAAGTGCGACCGCCGTTAAGAACCTTAATACCTTCTTAAAGGAAGATAGCACAGTAGGGCAGAAAACGGTTAAACTATTAGACGGTACTATTGTAAAAGGTATCACTACTGAACTTAATGAGTCTAAGAAGTTTCAAGCCATGGTTGAGCAGATCCATGGAGTTTGTAGTGGGTTGGGTATTGAAGATAGAACTACTGCAAGAGCGGTTAACGATACGCTATTACTCGAAGCCCTGTTGATGGGTCTGGCTGGTTTAATAGACTGTCTTGCTGATGTAGCGGGTTTAGATTTTAATGCCACCCGTATTGCTAAGCAGGGTATTGTTGCGGCTAAACGAGGCGATGCTGCTAGTTTAGCTTCTTTATCTCGTCTGGTAGGATCTGAGAAACTCAAAGCACAAAGCCCTAACATTGTCAATACGTTATTAAAGAACTACACTCTTGCCAATGAAAGTAATCCCAACGCTTACGCTAATGCTGGTGCAACGCTGATAGGTCAGATTAAAACAATAGATCCTTCTTGGATGAAAAGCGATACACTAGGTGATAACGTACAAGACGTGAGTAGTCTTCGTGGTATGTCTGATGATGCTAAGAAAGTGTTATCTACGCAACAAGAAACCTCTACTGCTATAATGATTGCAGAGTCAACGCCTAGCGAAAGTCAGTCAACACTGCTTCAACGTTTTAATAAAACAAACTACGCTAACGGTCTAACCGCATAAAACCTTACCTCTACCTGATATGGGTAGAGGTAGGTTATGCCGTATTAACCACGTCCGGTGTTACGTGCTACTGCTGCTAATATACGTCCAGGAATAGACGCTGAGACATGCTGCGCATAGAACGCAGGTGATGTCCATTTGTCAAACTCTTGCGCTGCTTGTACAAAGCGACGTTTGAGTTTCTGAACAGGATAAAACTGTTCAGTCAGACCAAGACCGCCTAATATGCCCATGTAATCACTAAACGCAGAATCGTCATCAAACAGCCCAGGGCTATCGTTTAATGGCATATGCATGACCGTAGATAAATCCTTGATAGAAATAGTAACGTCGATACCAGTAGGCAGATGGTCTACAGACCAGCCTATATTGCCCACGCCGCGAGTAATGGATACGCTGTCAATGATAGATAGTCTAGACTGCTGTCGTCCTTTAACAAACAAGTCGCAAAGGAAAGGACTTGTGTAAGACTGGGCACCAGTAGATAGAGGCAAAGCACCTGCTAAGATCATCGCTAATGGAACATAGATGTTTGTAAATATACTCATCTTGTTACCGTACGGTGCTCTTAATTCAAGCGTGTAAGATTCACTAGGGAGCTCAGCAACTGAATCCTGCCAGTGTTCAGGGATATCAACAAACGCACTACCACCTAACGCTGCTAATCCAGATAAACCTACACCATCGGCCACCCCTGCTAATACATCCTTAGCGCCGCCTATAATCCCCTCTATAGCACCGGAGATGACACCATCGCCGATATTACCATCTAAAGTAGAAAACCTTGCAGAGCGTGCTGAGGACGACATACCGTTAATCTTACTAGCTATATCAGACTCGCCAGTTGTGTTACTGAACGATTCGTTAATAGAACGGTCAGGATTAACTTTGAAACTTACCCAATGTGAACCATCTGACAATTCACTGGATAAATGCTCAAAGAACCCAGATTCCCAAGAACCAATGGGGTCTTGTTTCTCCTTATCGGCATCAGCACCGCGCGCCATCGACGTCGAATGATAGCGCGCCATATAGGCTTTAAGTGACGAACCTGCTGGTACTGGTCCAATATCCTGCTCAGTTAGCCTAGTAGCAGCACTGGCTAGACCATCGCTGGTTGTGGCATTTTGTAAAGCAGCCTGCTGTAAGACAATCTGTCGATTGCGAATGCGCTGAGCACGGTTAGCAATAGCGTAGATATCAACCCCGCCATCCCCACGAAAGACATCAGGTAAAAGTCTATTAAACGCTTCAATCTCTTTAGACGTTAACCCTGCCTCGTAGTTAGGCTCTGCCTTACCTTCAGCATTGACGGTATAGGAATCGATATCGGCTGCCCCTATCAGACCCATATTAACCGCTAGGTTATTAACAATGGTGTTAACCGCACCCCAATAGAGAGGCATGGTGGGTTTAAGGTAGTAGTACTTACTATACGGCTTATCATCTAAGAATCGATAAATACGCCCTGCTACTACAAAAGGAAGTAAAGGAATAGCAAATAGGAATCCCGCTACTTTACCAATGTTGTATAATACTCCGGTCGATTCACCGGTACGCGCTAACGTCCCCATGGAGCTATCGAAGAAGTTAGTAAAGAACGTAGTTAATGAGTTATACTCAGCCACACCAAAACGCATATGTAGAGTGATAGAGTTATCGTCTATCGCCTCACTGTAATAACGTCCCATCCCCTTAGACGGGCTAAAGGGTGCCTTTGCTTTAATATCAGCATGGCGGGTAAATTGAGGCGGGTTGTTGATGGTATAATTACCACCTAACGTGGTATCCGTGTATTTAGTGGATGCCATTGAAAACACGCGACGTTTCTTATCGACATCGTCAATGTCTGACCGGCGTAATAAAAACGCCTGCCTTAACCATGCCGTGTCTTCCAAGATATCTGAAAGAATAGCCATAACGGTTTCCTTAAAGAATTAGTTTGATTATAGGTATTAAGAGGTGACGTCCTTGTCTGGCTACTCCTAACCTGTTTTACCCATACCTACTGGTGGGGCTGAACGTTGACGTTGGGTGGCTAACTGTTTACGTCTAGCCGCAGCTTGACGCTCCTTAGCACGCTCGGCTGCTGCTTCACCACCGCTAGTTGGCTTTTGACCCATTGGTAACTCTTCATCACCTTTTAGGTGTTTATAGATGCGTCTTAACGTATCATCCATGGACTGTTGTACATAGAGTGATTCATTTAGGATAGCACCTATATGTCCTAATTGTTCCGTGGCTAATTCAGAGTACATTTGCTGATGAGCATCAACTGCGCTTATACGCTTGTCTGCAATTTGATTTACCATACCAATGTGATCGTCCAGTACCACTCGCTCGTGTTCTTCTTCACGCAGCACTGCTTGCTGGTTACGTAGACGTTGTTGATTAATAACCTCGTCTAAATTAACACGATAGATATCATCACGTATAGGTGAGACGTTATCATTAGGTATTGGTTGAGTATAGTCGCTGGCATTAGCTGCTACCATACCACCCATCGTCGCACCAAGCGCCACGGTAGGGACAATAGGACGAGTAGATCGACCTCCAGGTCTTTGATAAGACGTGTTAGTTGAACTACCTCCTATCAGACCCGCACCTACCACACCAGCACCGGTAACAACAGCAGCCGCTTTCAACTTGCGAGTAAGTTGATCGTCAGGCTCTTTAACTACCGTTTCAGGAACCGCTACTTCTTTAACCGGAGGTGGTGTATAGGTTGGTGTGGTCGTATCGACCTCAGCTTCGCCCTTGGGTAGATCTACTTCTCCACCATACTCCTGCATAACGCGTCTATACTGCTCATCAACCGATGAACGGGTAACGGTCTGATCAAAGTAAGGTGAAGTATTACCTATAGCAGGTGAACTCTCTAAAAGCTCATATGCCTTCTTGGTGAAAGGTACCAGCTGATCTTCTGGTAAATCATCATCCAGATCATCAACATCCATATCTTCTTCCACACGATTAGCTAACGTAGCATAGGTGAGTAGAGTAGGTTTAAAGGTTCCTTCATACCAACGTACAAAGGCTTCAAGGTTTCGTGGATTGTTCTTATCTACATTGAAGCGTTCTCCATGCTCTTCAATAAGATCGTTATAATCCACCTTAGGTAGAAAAGCCTCGCCACGGTCGTTAAATTCAATATTATCTAACGACTCTTCCTCTAGTAAACGAATGGCACGTAACTGCGCACCCTCGTCTGTATTGATACCCATTTGTTTAAAACGCATATCTTCTATTGGATCAGCATCGCTTCTACTGTTAAGGTATTGAGCGCCTTTATAAGCACCCCATAGCGCAGTAGCAGCCCATCCTACCGGACCTGAAGCTACACGTGCCACCGCTAGACCGACACGACCTAATGTAGCTAACGCACTACCCGCACCGCCTAAAGCACTAGCGCCTTTAACAGCAAGACCACCAACACCTTTAATAGCACCGCCCGCCATTCCAGCTAACGCCGTACCAGCACCAAGTATAGCACGGCCTGGTGTTTTAACAAGACTACCTAAACCACTCATAGCACGACCACCTAATGATTTAATCTTGCTAAAGATACCACGATTGCCTGGTTTAGCACTTTGCCTAGCTTCTCTAGCAGCCTGTCGGCGCGCCTTACGACCTTCACGACTATCCCTATCGAACTGGTCTCCAATGGCATCGCCTGCTATCTCACTAGCCGCATCACCCGCTACATCACCAAAGAAACTACCATCATCTTCGTCATCTCCAAATAAGCTAAATCCTTTAATCTTATCTTTAAGACCTCCTAAGAAGCTAGCCACTCCACCTAACACCGCTGCGCCAGGTGCTGACTTAGCAATTGATGCTTTTGCTTTCTCAGCTAACGTTTCCTTATTACGTTGATCTAAATAGCTACCATCACGGATACCATCACCGTCTGAATCGCCTAACACCTTCTCTTTCTTAAAGGTATCAAGTATAGTTTCTTTTAAGCTTTCAATGGAATCTTTAACTTGTAAAGATGCGTCGGTTGCTTTATCTGAAACCGTGGTGTATGCGTCCTTGGTAGTATCAACTAAGCTTACCACGTTTTGGTTTAAGGTATCATTCTCGCTAATTTGAGAATATAACCCTGTTGTCATTTCATTGACACGTAACATGGTTTGCTCAGCCAGATCTGTTGCTTTACTTTGACTGCGTTGAACAAGGTCGCTAAAGTAAGATTGTTCCTTACTCTGCTGATTTACCGATGACGCGTATCTATTGTCTGATCTAAACACACTATCGTTAGCTGCTAGCGTATCAGCGCGTACTGACGTTATTTTGCTATCGCCCTGATAGGTTGATGTGTTTTTGATCTTTTCAAAGTGCTGCGCGCTATTACTAGCTACTGTACTTGGATCAAAGCTATCACCATCTGGTGGAGTGGTTGGGTGGTCAGGGTCGTTAGGATCACCATCCATCCAGGGGCCAAATACCTTAGTTAGGTCGGAGTTGATAATGACTTCTTTAGCCTGCATCTCATGACTACGTGTAAACAGTCCCTTTACGTTGTCAGTGATAGTGCTAAACATCCCACCTATGCGTGAGAATAACCCACCTTGAGGCGTTCCGTCATCGTTACCGCCAAATAGGAATTTACCTGTACGTTTAACCGCACCGGTTACCATTCCCACACCCGCCTGTAACGTATCTCTACCAAACTCTAATGCGCGGTTTAATAAAGACTTAACTTCAATACGACGACCTGACTCATCAACTAGACCTTTCTTGATATCTTCAACCGATAATACAACATTACCATCCGCATCGACTACATCACCATCGATGTCTTTTAGCGAGCGTATTACCTCACCGGTTCTAGACGAATAGTACATCCCTTTGTCTAGTAATATCTTAAGTAAGCGCGGTCCATCTTCACCTTTGACGTAAACATCACCATGGCGGTTAAGCATATTTTCAATGCCAGAGGAGACGTTAGCTACGCCTTTAACCGCCATCTCACCTATGCCGTATAGCCCACGATAGTAGCCTTGTATAAAGTCAACAGGGGCTTTTATAATGGATTTAGCAGCACCAGTAAGTTTACTTACACCATCGCGGTTGAATAGACCTTTAGCGTAGTCTTCAACTGACAGTACAATCTCCCCAGTATCTATATCTCTAACAGCGCCCGTTATATCTTTGGCACTTTGAATCACCTTGCCGGTTGCTTCGTCGATATATTTACCTTGCTTTAGCTTACTCCCTAGAAGCGTTGGGATCTGCTGCCCTGCTATATAAAGATCACCAGGCATATTGCCTAGTTTATTACCAACAAAGTTGACACCACCCATGACGGTATTTTTAGCGGTAGATAGTGCTGAACCACCTAGATTGAACAATCCACCATAGTACGACTTAACTGCACCCATGGTGTTGGTGACTGCTGATTTACCAAGATCTAGACCTTTACCTAGAACACCGCCCAGACCTACTTTTACTGTCGAACCGTCCCCGGTACCGCCTTCACCTAATGTGGTGATCTTAGCAGATAGGTCAGTCAGGATAAGTTTAATATCCGTTAACGTAGTATCTGAGGTTACGCTTTTATCTTGAAGCGCCATTAGGTATGGAATGTATGGATCATCCCCGCCTGTAGATTGTATATCGTCTACTGTTTGATCGCGGTTCATCCACGTATCAATACGAGCGATTAATGCAGTAGTTAAACCGTTACCCTGGATTAGGGTCTCGTGAATAGCAGACCATACATCTAACGTAGGTATTGATGTGTCCGTTGGATCAACTTCCTGTGTAAACGCTTGTACCGATTCACGTACGGCTTGTTGTGATTCAGGATCAAGGTCACGTATAGAGTCATTCAACGTGGTCTGAATAACCTGGGTATCGTCTACCTGGGTCTCAGTAAACGTGTTTTCCTGACTCATCACTGACTTACCATCTACGACTGTAGAGATATCGTTACGGATCATAGACCACAACGCACCGCTATCGACTGTATCGGTAACACCGTCTTCTGCCTTAGTAATTAGCCCAGATTCGCGTAACGCGTCTTTATCACCTACCGATACAGCTTCATTTACCGATTCTTGTAAGTTAGGTAAATGGTCTTGTAGACGTTTAACAGCTTGGTTATCTTTCAACGCGTTTTGAGTAGCGGTTAGATTAGACCCTACCTTACCCTCGCTATTGATCGTATAGCGTTCTTTAACGAAATCTCTAATTTCATCAATAACGTTACTGTCACTTACTTCTGTAAATGTGCTATCTTTATAATAGCGTTCAGGGAAATAACCGCGACCGTTTCTAAGATCAGTTAAGATTTGAATAGAGAATGCTTCTTTAGCATCAGCACTTAATACGTCTTCTGGGTCAATGCTGTTAATGACATCAACAGTAGACTCGCTGAGACGTTCTCTATCTCTAGTAGAGAATACCGCTTCACGAACACGATCAGCTTGTGTAGAGGCTCTAACAAAGTCTTCACCATCGACGCTATATTGTAAACGTTCAGTGTTAGGATCTTGATTATTAAAGATCTCTAACTGTTGAAGCATACGAGATAGGTAACCAGGAATGATTTCAACAATAGAACGACGTGTCATGATATCGAAACTGGTAGCAGTTAAGGCTTCCTGTTTGAGGTTATGCAAGACTTCACCATCGTTACCACCAACGGTACCTATGATGCTCTTTAAGAAATCTTCAATACCGCCTCTAACGCCATCGGACGTGGTTGCGCTTCTGGCGTACTGGTTAAGTAGTTCGGGTATATTATCCGCGTTCATTTGGAGTCGATTAGACATTGCCATAACGCGTTCATTACGTCCTAACGTACGACCTGCAAGATCACTCACCTTAGCACCAATACGTTCACCTATGGTATCGCCAACTAAACTACCTGCTAGGTCCGCCGCTTTCTGATTGCCTGTCTGCTTAGGACCAAATCCTTCTAACCCCTGCATTGATTCGGCCGTTGCCATTAATGCAGAGCCTTGATTTAACCCTTCTTTAAAGTTATCAACGTGCTGTTTAACCTTCTGACCCAACGTACTACGTACGCGCTGACTAATGCCTGCAATACGGGTACTAACGTGGTCTAGTGCCTGTCCGGCAAGACGCGATCGTGCCTCATCCGCATAGGTCTCAGATAAATTGACTTTGGCTTCATCAGGCAAGGCTGTGTTTTTAACGATCGCTGATAACGCGTTAGCAAGATCAGTAAAGCCTGCTCGTGCAATATCTACTAAGTCACGTTGAGCAAAATACTGACGATAGTTTAATTCTAATAAACGACGTTGGAACTGAGAGGTTATGCTATCTTGATAGCTAACTAAACGATTAAACGCATTAATCATTCTCTCATTAGCAGTCATGTTAGCATCATGACGCGCTGCAGTACGTTCTTCAGAGATAGTATTTTGAAGTAGTTCTTGGGCTTGTTGGTCTTGTTGGCTTTGAACAGACGCAGCCTGAACTTGGAATATCTTATCTAAATCAGAAGACATAGCGGCGTTTTCCATCTGTTCTTTAGATGGTACGCTATCTTCCATTTTAGGCTTGATCTTCAACATCTCTTCGACGCGATTACCTACGCTATCAGGTAGGATTTTCTTAAGCTTAGGTATATGGACCTGAGCATTACGTTTGAATTCGTCGATAGATGGTTTGAGGGCTTGTACTGATTCGTTGTAGGTGGTCTTGATCCCTCCTGCAAGATTATCAGCCACATCCAAAGCAGATTTATAGCCAGTGGGAAGTGATTTCTTTACCACATCACCGACAAAGCTAGGGTCGCTAACTGTTGTCTTTACGCTAGCTAGCGCGCTTTGTCTGAATATAGTAGCGGGGTTGCGATCATCGTTCTGGGCTTCAAGATCGAAGTCCATCATGTCGCCACCTAGATCATCATCTAGGTCGTCATCGAATTTAATATCATCGGCCATAGCCTACCCCTAGTGTAATAAAATAAAAGTCTACGTTATATAGTGACGTATCATAGATTTAACGACATATCACCCCTTAAGGAGGTTACCTGTGTCAGTCGATAAACTTCCCTTTAACATTGATTTGTTATCCAGTGTTAATTTTACCCGATCTCTACCTGAAATACGCTCGTTAGATATATACGAGCGTCAGGACCATCTTAACTTTCACCCAGAAGGTTTATATTCTACCGACATCTTTGGACGCATGGGTGAAGTACGTCGTGATAATCAATTTGCGTTTATAGACATGAAGGTTGCTGTCTTGCATCCGGTGATCTTCAAAACGTTAACGACCATGCGTGCTTTGTATAAGAATATACTAAGCGGTAAAACGTACGCCGTATGGAACGACAAGATTAATGACTTTGAAGCCTCGAATGCTCAAGACGGTAAAACCGGCTATGCGTTCTTTATGTCACACTTTAAAGCGCTAACGTTAAAGCGTAATCGATCTAAGAAACGTGATCTTAAAATTGATCTTATTGAAAAGTACAAAGATGTAGCAACAGTAAAGCATCTCATTGTAATTCCTGCTGGGTTACGTGATTTAGAAAATACAGACGGTGGGCGGGTTAAAGAAGACGAGATCAACGATTTATATCGTAGATGTCTGAGTATTGCTAAAACTATTAGCGTCACCCAGGGTAATTTAGACGGTGAGTTATTTAACTCTGTACGATGGAGTATGCAACTAGCGTTTAATCAGATATACGAAACACTTAGAACCATGATCGAAGGTAAGCGTGGTTTCATTCAAAGCAAATGGGGCCGTCGTAAGATCTTCAATGGAACACGTAACGTTATCTCTGCTATGACAACCTCTGCAGTAAGTAGCGACGACCCTAAGATGCCTGACGTACACGATACCATGGTGGGGTTGTTTCAAACCCTAAAAGGATGTTTGCCTCTTTCTATCTTTTGTATACGAGACGGACTCATCGGTGAGGTGTTCAGCCAAAGCGATAGTGGTGTTAGGCTAGTCGATCCTAAAACGCTTAAGTTAGTTACTGTTGATGTAGATCCTACTACTATTGATAAAATGAGTAGTGCTGAAGGTATTGAGCAATTAATTAATCAATTCCAAGACCGCCATTTTAGAAATAGACACGCTACCGTAAACGGTCATTATGTTGGTCTTATTTACGATAATGGTCAAGAGGTGCGTATCTTTAACGACATCAATCAAATGCCGGATGATCGTGACTTAAGCCACGTTAGGCCTGTTACCTGGGCTGAGTTGTTTTACCTAAGCTGTTATGAACGTTTTAATGATGTTAAATGCGTGGTAACACGTTATCCGGTAACAGGTATCGGTTCTACTTATTATAGTAGGGTATACCTTAGAACGACGACTACCGGTCTTGTACGTCATGTACTTAATGACGTATGGGAACGTGATGAAGAACGTTTACTAGCTAAAGAGATGCCAAATACCGACCACAGTGATAGTTACATGGACAGTGCCATGGTTCATGGCTCTAGGTTGATTGGGCTCGGTGGTGATTAACTTTTAACATATCTACGTCAAAGAACATCCTAATCCTATGATACTAGGAGATAACGATGCTTGACATAGTAAAGAATACACTTAACAAGGACTTTCTTCCCTTTACGGAAAGACGAGTCACCGTAAGTCGAACTGGCTTACTTGAATTAGATGGTGTTAAGACAACACTATCGATAATTAATTCTACATTCAACTTCAAACTTAAAGATATTAAAGACGTTATAGTCTTAGTCTTTCACGAACTCAAACACGCGCCTATTTATTGGGATAGAATACAAGCACTGACTTTAGATGATGACGATATCAGACCTGAGACATTAATACCGAGTTTTAGGAATGGTCCTGTTGAATCTATCACATATCCAGGCTTCTATCTTATACCTAAGTTTTCAAACTACATCATCAACCGACAAGGTGCATTGTATAAGATCTCTGACGGGGTCTTCATTACAGCATCTAAAGCTGTTACCGGGTATTATACTTATCGGATGACATCGGACGTACGCAAAACGCAGAATCAATTAAGACATCGAGTGATGTTAATGGCGTTTAAGGAATATCCAGCTACTGTTAGAACTTTAGATGTTAATCATCTTAATGGTATTCCCGGTGATGATTTTCTAGATAATCTAGAATGGTGTACGCGTGCTGAAAATAACTCTCATGCTGTCCGGGCAGGGTTAAGGACTCAGAACATTGAGGTTCTATTGCGTCGGGTAGAAGATGGTCGTTTATTTATATTTGAAAGCTATAGTGCTGCTGGGCGGTTTCTTGGTGTAACCGAGACGACCGTTTCAAATAGAATAGCGCGTGGTGAAGAATACGTGAGAGACGGGTTTCAAATAAAGAATTTGAATGATGGTGACTTTGTTGAACCACTCTACATTGTAGGTGGTGGAGGTTCAGTTAAGCCATATGTTAAAACAGTCCGGTAACGGCGTAATCCGTTACTGAATGCTTTTTAATTGACGGGGAAGCCCTTTTTGCAACCTATTGTATGATTAAAAAATATAATAGGTGCAAACGGAATGAATGAGTTATTAAAACGTAAATGTCTGCACTGTGGTGCAGAGTATAGTAACATTTATAGTCATAGTGCAGATAAGCGCTATAGCTATACCCAACCCACGACATACTGTAGCAAATCATGCGCTAGTAAAGCTCGCCTTAATAATAATCCAGGCTGTATACAGCCTGCAAAAACTAAGGATGAGTTATTATCTAGTATCAATGCCGCCATAGATGACGCTGGCAGATACTTAACTACGACTGATGTCATGAAAAGAGTTAAAGTATCTAGCAAAACCCTTACTAAACACAATATATCAGTAGTAGAATTGAATCGAGAACGCGGGTATGACAGACCTGCTTCAGCTTTCCAAGAAAGCGTAGGTGAAATTCTATCAGATATACTTGGAGAAGTGGAAACAGAAAAGTCTTTTGTTGGCTTAGAAGGCTCCACCGGCCACCCGTTAAGAGTGGATTTTCATGTTGTCGACACCGGGGTTGTCGTAGAAGCGGATGGTGTACAGCATCTGGATAAAGACCACCCGTGGTCTAATACCAATCCAAATGGTAGCGTGCAGCAGTATGATAGAATCAAAGATGAATTCTTTGATTCTAAGGGTTATAGGGTTATACGTATACCGTATAAACGAAATGTTACTAAAGATTACGTTCTAAGACACTTAGAATTCTGAGAGCCCACAACACCAACCTAACGTAGTAATGCGTTAGGGGCCGCGAGTAATGATCGCGGGTATGGTAAAAGAGTGTGGGATTGGGTGATCCGCATCGAAGCTTCCTAATGGGAAGAACGTTCAACGACCAAGGGTTTACCACCCTGTACCTGCTAAGTAGTGGGGAAATAGAAGCCACCCTATCCGATATGGAGGGTGAAGATATGGTCTCGTCTAACCGTGAATGGACACGGTGTGCATATCAGTACGGGTGAGAGCCCTAGCAGCGTATAATGACGCGCGCTAATAGTAACGATATTAGCGGAAGGTAACGTATGACGGTGATATGATCTCAGTTAACTATCTTTACGATAAGAAAGCCAAAGATGAAGTAGAGCAGTATTTGAATAGTAAGGAGGCTTATCTCGATCCACGTGGAGGTCTCCAACAGGCAAGCACCGACCTAATAGACTGGGCCTTGTATAATCTTACGCGTGCTTAAGGTTTTACACGCGTTTACCTATTACATGAGTCTCTATTCATTAAATTAACCAAGGAGTGCGCCATGAAATGTAAATCGTGTTCATCGACCATGACGCTTACGTCCGGCCCGCATATGCCAAAGATCGCAATTTACACCTGTGAGTGTGGCGCTTTGGTTAAGCAGGGTTTGACGCATGACGTCGGTACCACCTGGATCATGCCTACAGGTAAGATCGAAACTAACCGTGCATGTAATCTTCACATCAACGATCCTGATTGTGATCACCGTGATGATGATATGTCTGGTTGGAAGTTTGCTGTAGTAAGTGCATAAGTAGTAGGATGGTGATGGCAGCCATCCTATCTATGCCGTTGTAGTATTTTTGAGACCTATATTATCTTTAGGCAATAACCTTTTTACTCTATTAGGAATAGTTACTATGGACGCTAACAGCACTTACACTGCTCAACTCAATGATCTTTTTAATCAAGTTAATTCTTTAGGCAATGATGATCGTATTCAACAGGAAGAGTATTTACAAGGTGATATTGTAGACCGATACTACCCGCTGGTTAGATCGTTAATTGACTCTGTATTCATTACTGAAAAGGGCAACCCTAACTACCATGCTATTATTATCTTTGAAGATAATGGTATTAAAGTTAAACCGTTAGAAACAGATGCGTTTGGATGGGTAACAGGAGGGGTGTGTACTAAGAAAGGCATTATTGTCTTTTAGCCAAGTACGTATGAAACAGGGTATGATGTGAGACGCTTTAGTCTTGAAGTATATAGTCTACATGCCATAGACTGTAATAGATTCACTACCCCGTAAAGCAAGGACATGTAGTACATGGTAACGTCAAGTCGTTATAAGCTGCCAGTGAAGTTAAATCAAGAAGAGCAGCGTTTTCGTGATCGGTTCTTAGAAATCATCACCGCAATAACCCGTTGGGAATACACCCACACTAAACAAGCTACGTTTATTATTGAAACGTTATATGACGAAGTTAATACGTTGTATACTAATTTCACTGCTAATTTAGGTGTACCTAATTATCACAAAGGTAAAGCATTGATTCTATTTTGGACACTGCAGGCCTGTCGCGATAAAGGTATAGGTAACCATAATCCTAAGTTACTAATAAAACGTGTAGATGCTATTAAGACGTTAAGTACCATACCTGATGTCACATTCATTAACAATGCAATTAGCAAAGACCACAGTATCGTAGATATTGACAAGTATCGAAGTACAATGACTATTGCTAACGCTAGTCGGTACAAGATCTATCCTATCTTAAAGTATATTCTACCGCGAGTAGGGTATGGTTATGATATTGTAAATGAGTATTTAACTATATTTAAACAGCAGGGACGGTAGTCCCTGCTCTATGCCGTAAAGCCCTTAATGTAATATAACAAGGAAACAAACCAATGAGACAACATTATCCATTTACACCTGCTCAAAATGGCAGTAAGTCTAACCAGCAGTTAATTGTCCGTACTGCGCTTAACCACTATGCGTTGCGTGGTAAGAATGTATATTCAGAAAGTATAGATACCTTTTACGCTCTTAAACAGTTTGACTACGAAGCAGTATGTGACCCTAGTGCGCCTAGAACGGTACACCTTATTGTGTATTTCTGCATTCAGATAATCCGTACAGTAGTTGAATGGAGCCTTCTAAACACGGCTTCTGGTCTGATCAATAGTTATCTTCCAATGTATATCAAAGATAGTATCACCACGTTTACCTTTAACAACAAGGTGAATAAAGACATCGTTTTAAAGGGTAATAAGAAACAACGTGAAAGTTTACTTGCTGTCATTGTTGATGCTTTAGATAATTTAGAGATAGAAACCGTAGTAGGTGATGCTAGAATCTGCTATACGTTTCCTACATCTAAATGAAGTACAAGGTAGTACGCTAGCCGATTTACAAGACTTGTCACGCACTCTTGTCTTGTAATAGTAAAAAGAAGAGGGGAGTTCAGGAAGGGGCAGTCACGCCCTTCTTGCCTCTCTTTCTTTTTTGCCTTAATATGTGTCTATATTTCTATTTAAAGATAGTATAATGGCTAACCTATACCAACCTACAGGGTTGGGTGGAAAACCCCGCCACGGCCCGCTCACGCGATGTCCAAAATTTGCCTACTTGTTGTGTGTTTCTAATTTCTGTTTTAATAAATTTGATTTTTAATTTATAAAACTATTTGTTTGTCTGGTTGATTGTATTTCATTAATTTGTTTATATTTCTTAATTTTAAATGATTAGTTACTTGTATTTATTCTTAAATATAGGTTACTTGTAATTTCGTCTATTTCTAAAATAATTATTACTTGTACTTTTATAAAAATATAACTATAATTTGCTTGGGAATTATTTTGTAACATTCTAGTTTATTAGGTATGAGCGGAGCGTAGCGACAACCCAATTCCCCCAAAGGGGGGATTATTAGAATCCCCCCAGGAGAGGAAGGGTGGAGATGGGGGGTCGCGGGGGAAGAGAGGGAAACCCAAACGTAAACCTAGCCCATGTTAACTAAACGAGAAAAAACCTCAGGAAAAGTGCATCGTTATGAACCCGTCCCATAACACGTAAGGATGACACTATGCGACGCACCATCGCCTGCGATGACCAAACACCGCTTGGGATCGGTGATGCCATCGAACATTTAAATTATTTAATTGAAGCCCTCAAAACCCTCACCGCCAGCAAACGCGTTAAAGTCTTTAACTTTATCGGTGCAAGTCCTTTACACGAATACCATACCTGCTATAATCATGCAGAAAGGTTACGTAACATTTTAAAGGCACGGCAAAAGAAGTATGACCTTAGTGACGACACGCCTATTGAGACGGTCTATCTAGGGTTAATGTTAAGTGTGTTACATAAGGCGCGTGACCTTAAACTAATTCACTTAGTCCCTCCGAGAAAGGACCCTTAGCGCATGAATCATTATACCTACCAGCACGCCGATGCGGTGAACTTCAACAGACACCTGCATAAAGGCATGGACGCTATCGTTGACCATATAACCGACCTACATAAAGTCATGTTACCTATATTGACGCACTTCTATAGCGATCTAGAAACCTATACCTCTACGTTGATGAATATGGATAACGATACTGATGTTGATGTGGTGATTAACGACATGTTAAGTTGTGTAGAAGACACGCCCTACATACTCCAGGCTAGTCCGTTTCCAGTCACTGATAATAAAGACATGTACCCTCTTACCGTTAATACCGTCATTGCAGGCGGTAAACGTCAATGGGTTTATCTGATGGTTCCCTACCCTACGATGTATGTGGCAGGGGCGTTAGTAAAAGAAAAGATCATGAGCCTAGCGTTAGCGTACCGTCGAAGCTTGGCCTTGATTAATACCTTTAACCCCATGGTGGCTCCCGAACAAGGCGTACCTGGACCTTCATCCATCACGATCACTGAGACGGATTTTAAAGCGTACCGCGCCTGTATGAATGTTGTAGAGGACAAAGGATATTTTGCTTTGTTGAAGCCGCGCTATGAATCATGATCGACACCAGGCATTAATTATGCGTTACCACAGGGAGATGAGCCACCGTGTGCTTAAACATGCTAGCCAGCAGTCTTCCTTTAAACAACGTCTGATTAGTCATTTAGGCCAAATGCAGTATCTCGCTCCCTTATTAACCTCTATCACCCTTCATCAGTTTCGAGGGTTGGTAGAGGCGGATAAGGACCTTTATGCGTTTAAAGACCGGTTACCTGACCCCAGCAACGCACTTTGGGTACAACTTACGACAGTGGAGATAGGTGAAGGCGACGTAGATCTGTACTATAACCTGACCCTTGTACAGACACGTTTCAACCCCATCGATTACCTTAAACTACGTTTCAATTATGAACGCCTACATCGCTGGCAGCAGTTAATTAACGATACAACGACACATCCGATTACCCTTGCAATGGTCGAGGCTCAGCTTCGTCGCTTTGATCCATTGCCGTAACTAAAGAGGCAAGCGTATGTCTTTATACGACGCGTTTTACCGAGAACATGGAGTAAGAACTCCTCAACACCTCGTCAACCCTAAGACCTTTCCCCTATCAGAACTCGAACTACCACGCGATAGTATTATTCACTACCTCCCTACCGCGTCTACGGATATAGGTATCGATCCGCGTGATCCACTACTCCTTAATCATGACAGCGATGTATTTATTCACCACATTGAGACGTTAAGTAGTGAGTTAGGCGCACCGCGTCTTAATCGAGGTGTATATAAGCAGCGCGTTCAGACTTATCACAAGCGGTTTAGAAAGCACCGTTTACTGCGCCGTCTTGCAAGCGGTCTACGTGATCCACGTAGCTTAATCGTTAGCAACTATGCCTCACTCACAGGCGTGTATCAGTATCGTCAACATGCTTTAGCTGCATATTACCGCTACTATAACTTACATACTACGTTATATAGCGAAATCATTAACCTAGCTAAAGAAACAGACCGTCAACATTACATTCCAGTTAGCTTACCTAAAGTCCTACCTGAACGTGATGATCTTGTACGCGCTGTGGGTAAGGTGACACCGGGCGAGATGCCGCGTACGTTAGTGACGCTATTTAAAGAAAACGCATCATTAACTTATCTAGACCTTTATTTGTGGTTAAGTGGCGAGATGGGCGTAACCATGTTAGGTAAAGTACCATCAGAGGTACTATCCCGCATTAACCTAGTCTTTATTGAGTCAGGTCAATGGGTGGTTTTATCGCTAGCTAACCTCGTTGAATGGAAAGAGACAGATACCGACCTTAACGATAAGCTACGCCGTTTCTATATGGCGATGTTTGAACGCCGTACCGTTATAACTGCTAACGATCATGAGCAGGAAGTAGACGATGCTATCGCAGGCACACCTGCTATTAAACCGTTAGCCGAGCGACGTACTGATGCTATTGTTAGCCAGGCTAACGAGCTAGCGGATGCTGGGGTGTTGTCAGGTGCCGAATATCGCCGCATGGTTAAACTTGCCGATCAATTCACACGTATCCCCAACCCACATGGTGAAGGTTCGTTAGAAGATCTTGCATCAGGTAGCGCATCAATCACGCTAACGCCACCTAAAGACACGTTACCTGAGATCAAAGGGGTGACAGATAAAAGCATGCTGTCAACATCCGTTAATGCTTTTCATCGAGAATACGTGAAAAACGTTATGCCAAAAGACATTGCTGCTATGACGTTAGGTATACAGCAGGCGGGTGTGGCGGTAACGGACTACCAGGTTAAACGCGTTGTAGATGCCGTTGATAAGTACGACATGTATACGGTTAAACTTACCCCTGTTAAAGGTCAGCCTTCAACCGTTCGTTTTAAACTTCCTGTAGTAGAGGAGGACGGTACGTTTCTAGCAGGAGGCGTGAAGATTCGTTATAGAGTCCAGAGGGCGGACGTTCCGTTGAGGAAAACATCAGCCTCTACGGTAGCGCTAACCAGCTACTATGGTAAGACGTTTGTAGAGCGTTCAGGCAAAGTAGTCAACGACTACGGTAAGTGGTTAGTTAAACACCTTACATTAAAGACGCTTGAAGACAACAGCCCACTATCTGACGTTGCATTTGCCGATGTTATGGTTACGGATGTTGTATTACCCAGAGGCTATACGGCCATCGCTAAAGAGATACGTACTTTTACCTATAATAACGTCTTGTTTACGTGGGATTATCCTAACCGTGCTAGCGTATTAAATATTGATGATGTGTCGGCATTTGAAACTGATGGACAAGTAGTTATTGGTAAGCATGGTCAGTATGTCTACACGTTAGATCGTAGCGAGATGGTTTATCGTCATAAAGGCGAGACTATGGAGCCTATTGGTGAACTTTACGAGGTCATTGACATTACTGACGGTCAGCCTCCTATTGAGTTGGCCACGGTTAAAGTATTTAGTAAGGCTATACCGGTGGGTGTGGTACTAGGCTTTAAGTTAGGGCTAGATAACCTGATTAAACGTCTTGGCGTAGAAGTTAAACGTGTTCCTGTTGGTACACGCGTGCAACTAGCACCTCAAGAATACCGCATTGTCTTTGCTGATGAGTCGTTGATCGTATCACGTGCTGATCGTGAAGCCAGTTTAATCCTAGGTGGATTTACTAGCTACAAGAACGCCATCAAACAGTACAACGTAGATGACTTCAATCAGCCTGATGTGTATTTTAACATCATTAACGAACAAGGTTTATCTGCCCGCTTCATCCAAGAGATGGAGTTGATGGATACAATGTTCATTGATCCTATCACTGAAGAAATCTTACAGGAGATGGGTGAACCTACTACCTTTGAAGGGTTGTTATTTAGAAGTGTGGAGCTAGTCGCAACCGACCAGCATCCTAAAGAGATGGACAGCGCCTTTATGCGACTTAGAGGCTATGAGCGTTTCTCAGGGATGGTTTACAAGCAGATGGTGGAGGCGCTTCGTGAATACCGTGCCAAACCTATGTTATCTAAAGCGTCTATTGACCTTAACCCTAAGGCCGTCTGGTTGAATGTACTCCAAGATGAATCAACAGAATTGGTTGAAACCTCTAACCCAGTACACAACCTTAAAGAACATGAAACGTTAACGTTCGCCGGTCAAGGAGGTCGTTCAACTAAGACCATGGTACGCCGTTCACGGATGTTCCATAAGAATGATCTAGGGGTTATTTCAGAGTCAACACCAGATAGTGCTAAGGTAGCCATCACCACTTACCTAACGCCGGATGCCAAAATACGTAACCTGCGTGGTATGACGGACCACTATACGCCTGGTGATGGTCCTGCTAAATATGTAAGTAGTGTCTCGCTGTTGTCACCGGGTGCAGATAGAGATAGTTCTAAACGTACTAACATGACCTCGGTTCAGCACTCTTCAGGTATTCAAGCAGTGGGCTATAAAAGTACCCCGGTACGTACGGGCTATGAGAAAGTCATGGCACACCGTGTTGATGATCTTTTCGCCTATACAGCTAAACAGGATGGCAAGATTACTGCTAAAGATGACGCTACCGTAACCATTACTTATAAAGACGGTACTGAGGTAACTAAGCCTATAGGTACGCAGTATGCTAAAGTAGCCGACGGTAGTGCTAAGCATGTGCTTAAATGCGATATAGCGGTAGGGAAGACAGTTAAACAAGGTGACGTGATTACTTATAATGAAGCGTTCTTTGAGCCTGACTTCTTTGATCCTAAGCAGGTAAGCTATAAAGCAGGAGCTATGGCAAAAGTCGTTTTGATGGAAACATCAGATACATTAGAGGATGGGTCCGCAATATCACCAAGATTGTCACAGGCATTAAGTACCCCAACGGTTAAGACACGTGCTATTTTAGTACGCTTTGACCAGCAAGTAATTAACCTTGTTAAAGTCGGTGAGACCCTTGAGGCTGATGGTATTTTATGTACCATTGAAGACGGCCTGACTGATGATGGGGCGTTATTTGATGAAGAAACGTTAGCAAGTTTACAAACGTTGGCTAATAACAACCCTAAAGCTAAACTTAAGGGTAACGTTGAACGCATTGATGTACTTTATCATGGTGATAAGTCTGATATGAGTCCTACGCTACAAGCCATTGCTAATCGTGCTGACCGTCAACGCAGTCAGTTAGCAAAGCAGTATAAAGATGGTCGTGCTACCACAGGTCGTGTGACAGAGCCGGTTATTATAGAGAAACAACGTATAGAATTAGATCATGCGTTGATTATCGTGACATTATCATCACTTACCTCTCAAGAAGCAGGTGATAAATTAGTGTTAGGTAATAACCTGAAGTCTGTTGTATCTCGTGTTCTACAAGGCAAGCACGAGACCAAAAGCGGTACTCCGATAGATATGATCTTTGCCTATCAGAGTATCTCTAACCGTATCGCGCTTGCTACTGAGATCATAGGCACGACTAACACACTTTTAGAAGTTGGATCTAAGCGAGCACTCGCACTGTATGAGGGGGAGGAGTAATCCTCCCTTGTAGATCTCACGTATTAATAACATGAATTAGGTGTAACATGAAAATAACCGATAAACTTCACGATAACACAGTAGTGCTAGGTAGCGCTGTTCAGTTAGCCGTGAACGTCATTAAAGAGGTAGCAGGTAACGAGATTGCCGATACCGTAGAAAAGCAACCTCTCTCTGTTATGCTAGCAGATACGTGCGTTGCTAGTATTAATAGCCAATTGTCTAAGAAGGGAGCCGTGTAATGTTACACCGTCATGTGCTTGATGCCAGTATTACTACCGCCACGTTAAATGCCGATGCAAACGTGACATTCACCCCTAAACCCGCTACTCCGCTTGTTGAACTTATTCAAGCTGGAACGTCATTAGTTTCACCTAGTGACGATAGCATGTCGCTATCTGAGACCATTAGTGCTAACTCCATGCTTAAAGACGCAGGCGGTACTATACCGCATGATCTAGCCATGGAAGAGATCGTAGCGTTAGCAGCAGACACGGTATCAGGAATGCTTAATATAACGCGTAACGTGGTTAGACCTATCATCTTAGATCAAGTTGAAATGCTTGATGCGTATTTAGATGAAGAACTTAACCACGGTCATCGTCATGAAATTCTGCCGGTGTTCCTTGAAGATGCATTTTCTAATGCCTCCATTGTTGCATTAGTTGAGAAGTATGCAGAAACAGCAGTGGCAACACCGCCTATGTCTTCTGCTATCTTCCCAGACTACGATGGCGGTCAGTTACGTGAGCTTATTAAAACAGGCATTACACGTATCGATAATGACATTGATACGTTACTTACTGACCTCGCACCTGAGTTCTTATTTGAACTCTATCAAGGTACGTTCCGTGCCCAACTAGCACCTTCACGTGTTGGTCTAGATGAGCAAGCAAAAGCCCGCTTAGATAGAGCCAGCGCTATCCTGAGCTTTTTCATTGCTAAACGTTTCTACGAAGATACGCCTGAAGGCGTGAGCGTTTCACTACCTGAGTTTAAAGAAGCAGTATCGATGCATTTATCTCAGGCGGGTCGACGCGTATACCGTGTTATTGCTCAGCGTGAAGCGTTTGTACGTCAGCAGCGTTTGATTCTAGACATGCCTCAAGCAAGCAATACTGAAAAGCCTATTCTAGTAGTAGGTGAAGTTTATAATCAGTATCTAAAAGATGGCGGCAAACCTGAGTGGTTGATGGGTGCATGTCTTGCAGGCGAGCGCATGCCGTCACCTAATACACTTAACAGCGAAGCTGAAACGTTCCAACGCATGTATGATCGTGCTGAGCGTTTACATAAAGCGCAAAATACCGCTAAACGTAATAGCGCTATGGCGGTCGGTATGCGTAAACAGCTACTTGCTTATATCAGCGCAGTGGATGAAGATGATAAATCAATTGTCATTGATCCAAAAGACACGTTACGTGCTCGTGCGTTAGACGTGGTAGCGGCGACGCCAATCAGTGCCTCGTTAACAACGTATCAATACGTGCGTACGGTTGTGTGTAAAGTATTCTTCCCACACACCCAAGCATTGCGTATCTTAAGCGATATTGATGCCCATGCGCAGAACAATCCATCTTTATCACCTCGTGAGGCAGCAACGTTGGCTACTATTGATCTAGTATGTGAATGGGTTGCTTCTCAGATCGATGTCACACGTAACGCACGCTAAGGAGCTTGTATGGAAGCGTCTAAGTATCAACGGGATGCTAAACGCGTCCAACAGGCTTTACGTCGGGTAAAAGACAGCCTTAAGGTTGTCTCGCCCTTGGCGGTGCATATTCCAAAACGCTATGCGGTTAAAGAACTTGCTAATGTTGGATCTACTGTATCCATTGTGGGTATATTTGGTATCGTTGTCGATGATAGGTACTATGGCGTATCCCTAGTTAATGCGATGATGGTATTAACGCCTTCTAATATCAATACAATCATTGTTGATGATGTTGAATATTACTCATTAGAGTTTCAACCAGGCGATACGTTTATGCCTAACGTTAACTTGGTTAAAGAAGGTACTTTGGTTTATCAGATCTTTGATGAAATAGTAGCAAAGGGCAACACGCCATGGTATCTAGGCTATCGTGATTTAGGACAGTTGTTTGATACTGCGTTATATCACGGTGGCGCTAACTTAAATACCAATCATGCTATCTTAGAGATGATTACTGCCGCACGCGCAAGATCACCGCGTGACCGTACGGTCTTTTATCGTCATCAGTTTAAAGATACTAAACAGTTAGAAGATAAGCCGCCTGAGATAATAGCACTGCGAAGCGTGCAGGATGGTGCATCTAACACCACTGCGAAATTAATGGGCGCTTATTTAGATGAAGGGATTAATTCTGCTTTGGTTGATCCTGCAGAGCGTCTAGAACGGGTTGAAGACCTGTTAAGGAGATAAGATGTCAAACATTGCAAAGTATAGCTGTACGGCCTTGGCAGGTACGAATAAAGCAGGTAAGTTAAAAGCGGACGAGCATGGTTATCGTGAGATGGTCTTAGGTGCTTATGATTTTGATAATTCTGCAGGAGCTGTTTATCCGTTTGAATCTGCTCAGGCTTTATTTAAAAGCTCAAGTAGCTTAATGCGCCGCATAGCCAATGGGCAATGTCGTGGCGAGTATGGGCACCCTAAGCCTTTGCCAGGCATGTCCAATCAACAGTACCTAGAACGCATTCTACGTATTGAAGAGTCAGCAATCTGTGTACATTTTAAAGAAGTCTGGATTGATAAAGATAACGTTAAAGATGAGCACGGTAAGCCGGTTATTGCAGTGATGGGTAAAGTAAAACCATGCGGACCCCACGGCCCAGCATTAGAAGAACAGTTAAACAACACTGAAGAGAACGTTGCCTTTTCTGTTCGTTCATTGACTAACGACCGTATGGTTGCCGGTAAGCTACACAAACACATGAAAGTGTTAGTCTGTTGGGATTATGTTAACGAGCCAGGTATCTCGGTAGCAAATAAATACCAAGCGCCAGCACTTGAAGGTATTAGTGAAGATATTGAAATTGTACCTTCTATGCTAGACGTGGCTGAGCGTCATCAGCATAGCGCAGGTGTATCTATGGAGAACGCAATTAGTTCAACTATGGTACGTACTGAGCTAGGATGGTCTAAGGTGCAGGATCTAAGCTTTGCATCTAAAGGCTGGTAGGTTAAACGAAGCCTTGCCTTCGGGTAAGGCTTTATGCCGTTGGAATTAAATACACCCCTATATTACACTTATGTGCAATCCTGCGGGACGTTAGTTAACTATTTACACAAAACAACAAGGATAAACATTAATGCATCCACAGCCCTTTAAAGAAACATTTGATACATTCTTCATGAAAGTCTATCCAGAGTACATGAACATCTCATCCTCTCAACGGAGTTTGGTTAAGACGTTCTTTTACGTCGGTGGGTTGCTATTTAAAAATAGCGCCGTAGATGGCGGTAACGACGATGCGTCGCTAGAGCAGAATGTTAAAGCCCTTGCAGACATCCAAGTGCATCTTCGTCGTTACTCCAGACAGTTAAATCGTACAGCTCATCCGCCCATCAAAGGTAAGTTAGGTGATACCTTTAAAACGTTTCTCGCTAAAGATGTTACACCACCCCTACCTAAAGGGAAGGCGACGTTAGACTGCTATAATGCGTACGTAGCTGGAATAATCGCTATGTTAGAATTATTAACAGAAAGTTCTAACATAGAACAAGATGACATCGCAATAACACGCTTTGACATCATCAATAACGACCTCATGTCTAATACAGGCATAGAGGTATGGCATGTCCCCACATGGCCTATGGATGAATAAACGACTGTATTAAAAAACACACCTATATTACTATTGTGAGCGTAGAGTGAATCATCGCCTATGTGTAATAAAGTACTTTTAATTAAAACATTGATCCGATCAATCAATTAACAAATAGGAAGATCTCCAATGGCTGAAGCCCAAAAGAATAGCCCATTCCAACAATTCGTTCTGTCCAAGAAAACTACCGAAGCACTAGACAAGGTATCAACAATCGGTGTTGATGCACCTAAGATTGAAGCCGCTAACGTAATCACCGGTCAGGTTGAATCTGTATCTAATGGTGTTATCACATACAACCAACCTAAGAGCCTAGCAGAAGGTTTATTACCTGAAGGCCTAGATATGGCAACTGTTGATAAAGTTGGCGAGTTCCATAAGAAGTGCGCAACTGCACTTGCACAAAGTGTATCAGAAGTAGGTATTGATGCGATGGTGCAAGATAGCGAGATTGCAACAGTAACCGGCACCATGCCTGTAGGTAAGTATACTAAACTAGAAGCTACCGTGCATCGCTCTAAAGATATCAGCTATCCGAAAGATGGACAGCGTGTTACTGAAGCACGTCCAGGTCACGTGGACCTTAAAGCAACATCGAGCTACGGTAAGAGCTCGTCTAGCCACGTAACAGCGGTACGTACGCACGCGGCAGCACTAGCTAAGCAGCTATTGTCTAAGTAGGGAAAGCCTATACGTAAGCCAAGGATGGTAGAGACTATAAGGTCTCTACCATCTATGCCGTATTCTTTTTTTTACATGTAATAGTAGATCTTATGAACCCTGCTAAGGAGGGCTATATTCATATTCAGGTGTTATGAATCTAACTACGAGGAGACGTATCATGCATACTGAAAAGTTACGTCTGGTGATCAGCTCGCCATTCATTCACGCTGCATTAAACAGCGACACCCATGCGTTGGCGTCCATGTTCAATCAACAGTGTTTGGCGATTGGTGAAAGGATCACTAGTCAAGATCACATGCGCGCACGCGCACTTTACAATGCAGTAAGTACACAAGCAGCGAGTTGCACATTCGACCAGTATGCTTATGTTCATTACTGGATATACCGAAACCAGTACTCGGGCTGGGATGAGACAACCATGATAAACAATCTGATTGACAACATAATCAACGATCATGCCGCTTATCTCTTCTTAAACGAAGCGTACTTCTTCGACACAGACCGTGTAGCTGAGTTATACCACCAAACCTTACAGGCATTAGATAACCTTTCATCTAGCGCGTAATAACTATGACAAGCTTGTATCACGTGCTTAATTAAGGAGCCTTACTAATGTCAAGAAAAGATAACTTCCTCACTGTGGCTAACAGTTTTCTAGGTAAAATTCCATTACCTAAAGAACAGCTAGACAAAGAGAAAGCATTTGTTAACACCGCTGCTGATAATGCCGGTTTCCAAACTGAAACAGATCAACAGCTAGCTAGCCGTTTTAAACATTACGTTACAACGGTAATGGCTACCGCTAACCGCCTCATGGACGACAATGATAAATGGGATCCTGTAACTTTTCGTCAGTTAACAGTCCAATATCAAAACGAAGCGTTGCAGCAATTCGCAACCCTCCAAGCCAAAGAAGCGTAATAGCTTTATCATCGCGCAGAAGGGTAAAACCTTCTGCGTTATGACCGTATCCCTACTATAAGGAACGTCCTATGACCACCCCTCTACTTACACTAGCGGAACATCTACCAGCCTTTAAAACATACATCCCGCTTAAACATCAAAGGTGGGTGAATTTAGAACGCGTACAAACACTAGGGATACCTTGTAGTGATGTAAGCGACACGCCTGTATATGTAAATACATTATCAGAAGAACTTATCATTGCCCTTAGAAGTACATTAGCCAATGCTGCGCCAGAAGACTTTATTGCTTTACCTACCCATCTTAAATTAAGTTGGTTGGAGACCTCACGTCGTTTTACTTTATTGGACACTATAGATAGTCGTGAAACGTTAATAGACTCTACTCTATTGTATCTAAGCGAATTGCAGTCTGTAGACGTCTCAGAGCTCATATACGAACAAACTGATCTACTTCATAACCTCATGCCTAAAATCAACATACAGGAGCTCACAGAGCGTATTATGGGGATATATATGGAGATGAACAAGATGATAGTGGATTCTGATCTAATATTAACCTCACCAGCTATAGCTGAAGCTGCATTATATCAAATAGGATTGTTAGATATAGACCCTGTGGATTTCGTTAACCGAGTCATCACTCATCTTGTATTTACCCCTATTCAACCATGACGGCATAGAAGAGCACGAGTTTCCTCGTGCTCTTTTACTTATGCTGTTTCTTTTTTGTTATGCAGCAGGTGTAGACGCGCGCTCTACTAATTCAGCAAAGCCATTGTCCACCGCTTCAAGATCAGCTGTTAGTTTCTCAACAAACGCCGCACGGTTGTTCGGGTTAACGCCAGATAGTGACATGGTGTCTAAGATAGACTGTGCCACTGCATCAACCGTAGTACCAACCTGAGTTAGGCCAGTGAATTCGATCGAGTGAAGTACTGACTCACCAGGAGCAGTTAGATCACGACGACCAATGTTTTCACCGCCAGTCTTAGGCATCATGTTGGTTACTAACCATGCGTTGTTTACACGCGCATGTGTTGGATCAGGTTCGATGAAGATCATGGTCATGCTGACGTAGTCAGGCAGAAGATCCGCAGGAACGTTATCCGCTAGGTTAACAACGCGTGGTACTTTAGTTTCTGGGTCCATTAACAAGTTAAGGATCCATCCGTCGAAGAACTTGTTGATCACACGACCATACTTCTCAGGGAAACCAAATACTGGCACTGAACGTTCACGTGTAACGTTAGCGATGTCTTCTTGCATCTCACCGCCACCACCAACTGCGTTTTCAACGTATTCAGCGGTAAGGGTTGAAGTCAGACCTTCAATAGTCTGCGCATGAAGTTCAACCAGGTTCTTAAGCGTTGCGATCCACACTTCACTATCAGGTAGATCACTGAAGCCACGAGGGGCTTCAAGTAGTACCGGGATAATGTTACGTTTCACGTAAGCGGCATTAGAGTGAACGCTGTTGTAATCTACTAAGAAGCCATTTTGACCATTCTTAGTTAAATCCACACCAGTGTCAGATGAGGTCGCTAGATGGCCAACCCCTGCCTTTAGTACTGCTTCAGTTACACGAGCCATTATACTAGGTCCTCACTTCTGAATGCATTTACCGTAAAGGTACCTACAGTCTTCATGTTATTACCATAGGCGTTGATGTTACAGCTCCAGCTATAACCACGGTTAGTGTCATCTTCCGTTAAGAAGGTTTCTGGCACTACCGTTAAACGCCCGTCAAAACGACCTACGGTACGCTGAGCGATTAACGCGTTAGAACGTTCAATGAACTGTGCGTTAGTCAACTTAGAGTTACCAGATAGATCACGCCATACGCGTTGACACACTTTCTCAAGCTCAGTGAAGAACATCATGTTAATCGCCGAGTTAAGTACCGATGTATCATCATCGTAGACGGTTTGAATTGCAGGGTAGAAGAATGAACGACGATCGTAGGCTTGTGACCAAACCATGCCGTTATTCCAATCTGCATTGCGCACGCGTGCAGTCTTATACGTGTTGTTAAGACCACGTAGTAGAGAGATCTGATTAGTCGGTGACTGATCAAAACCACGACCTGCGGTTGCAACGCCTGACGCCGCACCCATGAAAGTAGCAACTTTCTGTGCAAGGTCAACTGTCTGAGGTACAAGGCCGTTAAAGTTACCGCCGTTTAATGTACCTGCCTGTTCAACAACGATACAACGACAAGTTGCCGTGCCGTAGAAAGCTGATTCAGGATACAGACGTGCTGCTGTACGAAGCGCTACACCAATAGATGAATCTTCAGCAACAGTGTTCTGATCTTCACTAACGTCTTGTGTAGATAGTACTACATAGATGTCTTTACGAAGACCAATTGGCGTAAGTAGCTTACGCTTGGTGTCTAGGCTATAACCTGGATCCCAGTAAGCACTGATAGGATAAGTTGCATCATCCATCAAGTTGTGTTCACTGTTTTCAAAGTTAGCAACATCTTCACCTACTAGGCGGTCGAACGTAGCCCAGCTAAGATCACCGTCATCACCACCTTTAAGGTAATGTGTAGCGGTTTCAGATAGCAAAATACCACCTTCAGCAGGACCTACCACTTCAAACGTCTTATAAGCGGCATTATCATAATCAACACCAGACATGAAGTTAAGACGGTGTGCGTCTTCGCCAGATGTAACGAAAGATTCTTCAGCGGACCAAAGTAAATCAAGTACGTTTTGAATGTTGTTCTTGTACACTTCGATTTGGCCAAACGGACCATACACCGCAGGGAAACCATTGCTAGTATCCATGTCGGTATAAGCCTGATCAACAACACGATCAAAAGAAAGCTGCGTATCCAATTTAGGATTAATTACGCCATCTTTCAAAGAGAACTCAACAAACTGACCACTGGTCAACGTTTGCTGTACTACTGGAGATGAAGTTGCACTTGCACGTTCTACGATCTGTAGACGATACAAGTATGCGTCTTGGTCATCGATGATGTCACCATCAACTTCTACTGAAGAGCTAGTAGTAGGAGCATAGAGACGGAAACCAAGGTTGTTACCGTACTTGCCTACGTGGTGTGCCGGAATTTCCATTATTGGATAAACCGTAGATACTGCTTCAGGTACACCAGCAAGATCACCAGCGCGTTGTGACGCTTGACCTAGAAGCTCACCTTCAGCCATCTCTTCAGTAAACCAACGTAGCTTGTGACCTGAGATCACGTCGCCTGTTGGGATCTTCTGCCCTTCGTCATCAAAAACAAAAGCACCGTCATCAGTTACTTGGTACTGAGGAACTTCTGCTTGAACTACTTCTACGCAAAGACGTAGGCGTGCTTGTTTCGCGTCATCAGCAACTACACGTTGAACCATGATGCTGTTACCCTGACCCATAATGGTGTTAGCCATTACAGTTGCCTGGTTAGCATACGCTTCTGTGTAATCAAACGTCTTCTCACCAAACGTACTAGTAAGGGCAGTGCCTATGCCAAGTACAGGGGTGGTGGGACCACGTTCACACAAAAGATGGACCATCGGTAAGTGCATCGGCAATGCTTCTGCAACCGGCTCTAATTGACCACGAGACTGGTCATTAATGCCGCGCAAATTAGCAAATGGAGCTGCGCTCGTAATTGTCATTTCCGACTCCTTAAATCGCCTTACTATAAGGCATGAAATTTCAAAACTAATTTAGCTAAATTAATTCGTGTGCGTTTAAGTACGCCATGTACGATGTCAAGTATCAGACCTATGCCAATTCTATGTATCGGTCAACGTCTATCACGCATCATAGACATATGTAAATAATTAACGCCATAGCATAAGGCGACTAGCTTGCAAACTATAAGGAAAGTCCATGTACAGATCAAGTTATAATACCATGGTGACTAGAAACTATCGCCGCGATAAACTACAGCGTCAGTTAGAAGAAGCCATCGTTAAAAATGAACTTCCACGTTCCTTTATTAACCCCAATACAAAACTGTTTCTACTCACTCCTGATGTGAAAGAAGTAGATGCATTTGCTCACCCAATGTCAGTAACGTTATCTACACGTGACGATGAGACTGTATTTGCTGTAGATACCCGCCCTTTCTTAAAGGGGACTAAAGATAACTATGGTATTAAAGATACCATGGACTACGAGGCGTTGTTAGGCAGGGCGTTGTTAGAGATCTCCATGTTTGAAGATGGTGATGCACGAGAACTTTATCTAGCTGGCGATGCGCCTATGTGGGTGTTTGTTAACTGGCTAGCTAACCGCATTGCTGCTAACATCGGTTTAGACCCAGCCTCACAAATCGAACTTCAAATCATTTTCGCACTACACTACGTAGGGATGCATGGGTTCATTGGCGATGAGCTTTCAGATTCAGAACGAGGACGTGTTGCAACACGTATCGGTCGAGTATTAAGACTTCCGGTAGATAAAGTACTTGAAATTTGGGGCGAGTGGATGATGACGGGGTCGTTAGCACAGACTGTAAACCTAGCCCATGAACGTATCTCATCATCTCGTATTAAATTGCTAACACCGGCAATGATATTGCAACTCGCTACCGGCACGTCAGGCTGGCGTGGAGCGCATAGTAGAGAGGTTGTAGGCATAGCTCTAGAACATGCACCAACATGGCATTTCATGGTATTTGCTGCATCGTTTAGTAGTGCCTATAAACGTTCTACTTTAGCAGACCTGCTATATAAACAATACAAAGACAAAGACGGGCTTAAGTCGTACACTAAGTCTATCAGTCTATTGGTTCAAGGAACGCGTTAATTGGCGTTCCTGTATATATAAATTAACAGGAGCGACCTCACGTGTTAACCTATTTAGCCGATTATGGATACAAGCACATGTGGTGCAATCCTTATATGGATACACCATCTGTCTTCCAACCCCACCGTTTAACTAATAAACGTGGTGTTAAAGAAACAGTAAAACTACCGTGGGATAGCCAACGACTCCCCACGGATAGCGATACATACCACGTATACAAACTAGGTCAACTACCGCCTTCTACGTTTGGTATAGAGACTTCGTTACGATCGTGGGTGGATTTAGCAACAGTTAGTAACGATAACAATTTACTTATTGAACTGTATACGCAAAATGGCCGCGTGCTAGCAAAGTCACTTGCCTATATGATGGTCAGTGCTAACCGTACTGTTATTGTGGCAATTAAAACCCATGCAAAGCTACCCCCGCTTGGGGAACAGCGCCTTTATATGCGTTTTTATCATAACAGCTACATTAGTTCTGATAGAAGCGCTAACCATTCTCAGCCCTTTATTGTAACTAAGGGTGGGAGCGTTGATACGCCTGCTATCCGTTTAGACATACTTAATACTTTTTACAACTATCAGCAAGAAGTGGGTCATGTTCGTTTAATGAAAAACGGATACGAGCACGGCTACCTTACTCCAGCGGATGTTGAGATAGGCGATGTGTTAGAGATGACATATCAAAGCACTGTGTCACGTACTGTAGATTTTGTTATAAAAGATCTACCTACGTTTAACTCTACGCTAGATAATAGCATCAAGTATCTATTGCACCCGCCTAAAAACGATAACAACCGCATCGATTATCATGATGATATCGATATCGTGCTCTTAGTACCAAGTGACGTACGTGATGATAAATTTAAAGGTGTTTATTATCACTTTAATACTGAACAAGCAATACGCATGGTAACTCACCATGATTATAGTGTCCCTACCGCATTGGTTGATGCGTTCTTAAACGAACACGGCGAGTGGTTAAATACAAACAACGCTATTCTTCGTCTTTATATTAAAGAGTCGGGATACAATAGACCTTTAGTGTTGGAAGACAATCGCATTCACGAGATGTACAAGTTAGATGATGACGCTATTGTTAACGTGCTAACAGGTGTTAATTCTAGCGTAGGGGTGTGGGACGCGGCGTACTTAGAAGCGTCATCTTACCCTGCTATCATGCGGTATAAAGAAGTACCTGGTGAGGTGCCGCGCGTTGTCGATTCTAGCGTATTTACTGATCTAGTTATTGATACACTAGGCTACAATGCGCTGGTTAAAACATTAGGTAACACGCCACTTGCCACTGTAGATGATGGCGGGAGCGCCGAGGTCCACTTGCCGCCTCTTTATCGTGAAAATGCAACCGTATATGAATACACAGAAGATGGCAGGTTGTTAGGTTTCTACTACCATGCTCAGGGTAATGAGTATTATCCAAGACACGAAGAGACACGTCGTGTTGAAGCGGTTAGAGGAACCATGACACGGTATATCGATCAAACGGTCAACTACACGTATGTAGATTACGACCCAAACAAAGACTACCGCTTCTACCTATTAACAGCCGTGGAAGAGTCTGAAGTTGATGGGGAGTGGATTGAGGTGACTGGAGATGATGAGTATTATGCTATCGAAGATAATAGAATTATCTGGAAAGTCGATACACGTCTGACCACCCCGCTAGTGCGTAGTGACGCGGCAGGGCTTGGGTTTACACTACCGCTTAATGTATCGGCCGGTGTGATTACAGTGCCTTTAACGGCTACTTATTATGTTAAGGACGAGCTAACATCGAACCAGCCTATTATCTTACCTTTGGGTAAGGTTGACGTGTGGTTAAACGGTTATCCGTTAATACGTAAAATTGACTATCACGTTACTGATGATAATGTTGTTGTCATTACTAACAAATCGTGGGTGATTGAAGGTCGAATGCAGACGGTCACCGTCCGTGCTACCGGTCACTTAAATGATCAAATGCAAGAAGATGTGGATTACGAAATAGGTCACGTTAGACATGGTAAGTTGTCACGAAACAATCGCTTTGATATTCGTGATGATCGTACTTATCGTGTTATTGCTAACGGTGCTTTAAAGTTACCAGAAGAATTAAGTTTTGCTGAAGACGATGATTCGGTAGATATAAGTAACGTTAGAGAAGGTGCACCCTACATTCTAGAGTACATACATCCGCCACTATGGGAGTTGTATGGCCATAAGGACTACGTGAATCGTCAGACGGCTAAGGACATCGATACGCAGATGTCTAACTTGTTATCTGATCTGTTACCGGAAGCGCAGTTATCTGCACCTATTGCTGTTTCTGAACGCTACGTACTTTACAGTCCGCTGCTAAGTGCAATGATAATGGACATGGTTGAGAAGCGTCTGACAGCGTTAGATGGACGCATGACAGACAAAGATATTGAAGGTATTGTTCATCCGTATCTTGTTTATCTACCGTATGATCCAACGCAACTGAATCTTGCTAAAGACCTAGTCAGTATCCATCCACATTGTTACCGTGAAACAGTATCGTTGTCAATTGCAGAGTATTCGGTACTTGATCGTATTTCTCGCAAATATTTAAATGGACGAGTTGATTTAACGCAATTTGTCTGTGTAGGAGCTTAACGAAATGTTAAATGAATCAGCCCCGGTCTTCAATGTAGATCTTAATAGAGGTTTCCGCATATGGAACATCAATGAGATCTATCAAGTTGGCCAAGAAGACACCGACGGTGTTAATAACCATGTCCCTAATGTAGACGATATGGTAGTGGATTGGACGCGCGGTATTATGCGTGTTACTTACATCAATCTAGAGACGGGTGAAAGTCGTCTTGAGATTTGGCGAGTACCTACAGAAACCGGCATTCAGGATAGAGATATTGTTCTAGGGCTTGCGCCTGGCTCTATTACAGAATACTATCGTGTTTATGTAGATAGCTCAGTTAGCCCGCACGTGATGTCTTTTGATACAAGACTTCACATCTACGGTTCTAATATCTCTCATGTCAAGATCTTTAAAGGTGACGACATCGATGAAGATACAGGTGTTGTTATCTCTGCACGCTATGATCAAAATGGCGTGTTAATTAGCGATAACTTAGATGTCGTTGAAGTAGTACCGTCAGAAGACAACAACCCGGCTATTAAACAACCCGTTACTGCGTCATCTAAATTACCAATTACTGATGGTGAAGTGCTCACCATGGTAGCGTATAATCAAAACGGGTCGGTAGGTGCGGTGTCTAGACTACTAGGTAAGAATACCTCGTTTGTAAAAGCATCGGCCGCTGCTACAGAGCACATTGTCGATGTCTACATTGAATCGCCATTCCTATCTAAAACGCAAGATAACGTACTCCATTACCCACACAATCTACCCTTAAACTCAATGAACCTAATAGGGGTGGTAAAGTATAACAACGGTAAGAAGGTACGTTACCCGATTAACAATCAAACCCGTATGCGTTTGTTTGGCATTGAGAACTATGTTCCTTCAGTAGTAGGTCAGTCGGTACCTTTAGTGTTATCGTACCGTTTAGATGTTAACGAGACCACTTTCTCGCAGTCTTTTAAAAATGGTGCTATTTCGATACCGTATAAGGCTATTACTACAGATGAAGATTTACGTTACAATGTAAAACTCTTTGTCGTACCTAAGTGGATTAGTGACTCAGTGGGTTATACTTTAGAGTATTACCTGTATTCGATGGAGCGCGACATTGCTATTAATGTCACGCAGTATGTTGAATCGGATGCCACACAAACATCGTCATTCAATCCAACGTTATACGGTACCAAGCAAAAGCTAGTGGTTGTCCTGCAGCTTAAAGACGTGGATAGTACTTATCAAAGCTATCGTCACGTACAAAGCTTTAGCATTACACTACTGGGTCGACCACATACTACTGATGCGCCTTATCTCATCGATTATAACAATGATGGCGACTTGGTATACGGGGTGGGTTTATTTGCCCATACGTGTCGAGATGGCGATGATCCAACTAAATGGAACATTGATATTTCTCAGGGTGAGATAGATACTCACAAATGGCTACAGAAGATGTACCGTGATATCGATCCTTTAGTTATTCGTGACGCTGAGCCTGAAGCCCCTACACCTAATCATTTCTTGTTTACCATCGATGATGAGGAGTTTCTCATTCCACTTGAAGATTACCGCAGTCCTATTCAGGTCGATTTTGAACCTAATGAAAACTGCGTCCTAACCCTTAAATGGATTAGACAAACACCAACTAACGATCTGCAGCTAGGGATCAGTAGTTTAAACATCGTCAATGACGAAGACAACGATGTAGGTTAACGTCATAAAGCCTAACCACCTAGCCGCGAGGCCGGGTGGTTAGCTTATGCTGTTATTTCTGTTTTACTGCTGTTTCCACTGTCCCAGCAAGTCGTTCTATATGGTCTGCTAGGGTAGACACGTATTGCGATATACGGATGTGTGGGAGTGTAGACAATGCATTAATACGTCCAGCTAACGCTAGGTAACTTTTAACGTATGCAGATTCATTGGAACCTGTTTTAAATTTACTTACACGATTATCTAATGCTTTAGTCACACCGCTTTCTTTAGCATCGGTTAAATGGCGTGATAGATTAGCAAATGTAGATTTACTACCCACTATCTCCATTGCCTCAATGACTTCTTCTAATGTAGTTAGTAAAGAGATATCATCATAGTTGTCTTCTTTTCTAAACATAAATACAGGTGAAGTTGATTTAAAATTAAAAACAAGCCTTACGTTACCTGGAAGTACGTCTTTTGATACATAGCCGTCATCGGTCTCTTTGATGTCGATAAACTTTGAAATGACATCTTCACCTATTTTATCTAACGCTTCTTCTATTTCAATGATACTCTTAGCGTCGCTACCGTCAATGAATTTCTTAGATAACAGCTCAGCTTCATGACTTAGTGCATCTAATAACCCTACCATCACAGCACTAGTATCTACAACCATAGCTAGATCTACCTGTTTCTTAACAGCTAACTGATCTAGATTATCTTCCACTTCAACTTTAACCGTCTTATCTTCCGTTAAGCCGCGTAAACGTTTAAGACGAGCTTGGACACGATCTTTAATTTTATCTGAACGTGAAGCAAACTTAAGAACCCAAATTACCACGATAGCCAGTGCTTTTTCTATTGCTTCTTTAACGGCCCGGTAGATGCGTTTAATAGTATCTACAACAGCGTCTTCTGTAGAGACGTAGAGTGGATCTATACCTAGCGTAGTGCTAAACCCTTCTAACGCCACCTTGGTAATAGGTTGTTGATAATCTGCATCACTATTACAGGCATTACGTATAGCTTCTAGCCCTTTAGCGATGTTAACTAACGCATCAGCATCTTCAAAATACTGTTCAAACTCTACGCTAGTAATCTGGTCATTAATCTCATCAATTTCATCTTGAGACATTAATGTTTCTAAACTTGGAACAGGGGTTTGATTGTTATTTAACAATCGATGTATTCGTGCAGACATGTTTTACTCCTACTGCTTATCGGGTGTGTTCTTCACTACAGTCTCTAGTAACGATTCTAAATGCGCTACTGTAGTAGTAAAATAACTTATTATCGTTCGTGGTGGCTTTTGAAGCATGGCTGAGATAGGTGCTGCTAGTTTTAACATCTCGTTAGTTACGTCTCGATTGCCACCCATCAGGTCAAACTCAGTGTTCATTACTTTGTCTACCTCTCCTGCAAAGCTTTTAACATCTTCAGTCATCTTTAATACATTCTCTAGATCTAGAAGATCTAAAGCGTCTGCAATGTCTTTTGCTTTAAATGCTTGCTCTTTAACCTCAACGCCTTCAGTCTGCAACATAGCAAAGTTAGGGACATGGCGGGTAAGATCCATGACGATTTGTCGATTGCCGGGGTAGACGTCTTTTGAAGTATGAACGTCTTTCTTACCTTCAAGTTTATAATGCTTGAGGATGTAATCCATTAGTTCATCAGATAACTTAGTGACTTGATTAACATCACCCATGCGTTTAACTTTATTGAACTTATAGATGATCTTTTCACTTGATGTTTTAATAGCAGGTAGCGGGCCTACTAGTGTCTGTAAGCGTTTGACAACTTTATCAAGATCTACTGAGTCGCCTATCGCTAGCGCGGTAAGTTGAGTACCTGGCGGGATAGTGACTTCAACGACCTCTTTATTCTTAAGGTCTTTAAAATCTTCACGTATCCTATCACGTATAGTTTTTAAACGTTCTACAACAACATCTACCCAGCGAAGCAATATCTCGTAAGCGCGTTTAAATACGGCTCTAATTGCTCTAACGATACGAAGCACAGTGTCTTCGACTTTATCTTCTAATGACGCGCCATACGCGGCAATACCTAAAGTATCTATGTGGTGTTCAACGGCAACCTTAGCAACGGGCGAATCCCAATCATCATGCTCACTGCATAATGTCGCTATCTGCTCAAGTTGAATACCTATGTTAAATAATGATTGAAGGTCGTTATCTACCGCCTCTAACGTAAGGTCTAATAGAACCATCTCGCGTGCAGCTTGAGTCTCTAACATAATGCTTTCTTCCGTAAGTATGTGGTATTATGGTCATAGATTATTCGCCTATACATGTTGTAATAGACACTTACCAGTAACCCATATGACTAATCCTTTTAATATGTATCTAAAGCCATGATTAACTTTATATCCGATTATAAGAAATATAAAAACAGCATCGTGGATCTTCAAACGACTAATGAGTCTTTTTTAAGATTAGCATCTGTTTATAAAAAGATGGGCATTGAGAACAATGTATTCCATCTAACGTTACTCCAACCAGAGTTACAAGGTGTAGACCCCTTCTCCACCGAATTGACGCAAGAACAGAAAGTCATGATTACCATGGAGTGTAAATATAACCCATGGTACTTTCTAAGAGAAGTCGTACGCATACCACCTCAATCAGGTAATACCCCTGTTCCATATATTGCAAATCGAGGCAACATAGCATTAACCTGGTGCTTCTTCAACCATATTGACTTTGCACTGATTCAACCTCGTCAGACGGGTAAGTCGGTATCAACTGACTGTTTGATGACTAACCTAATATATCTTGCTATGTTATCATCGCGTATCAACATGATAACTAAGGATGCTAACTTACGCTCAGCTAACGTTGAGCGTCTTAAACGTATACGTGACCTGCTCCCACCTTATTTGATTGTAAAAGATAAGACGGATGCTAATAACCAACATCTTTTAACGTATAACACATTAGACAACACGTACAGTACCGCTGTTGCCCAGTCCTCTGAAGCCGCTGCTATCAACGTGGGTCGTGGTACTACCGCACCTATCACCCAAATCGATGAGGGTCCGTTTATTCGTTTTATTGGCTCTCTAATTCCAGCTGCCCTAGCGGCCGGTACAGCAGCGCGGGAAGAAGCAGAACGCAATAACCAGCCTTATGGAAACATCTTTACAACCACTGCAGGTAAGAAAGATGACCGTGACGGCAAGTACATGTACGACATGATTTCTGGTGGTGCGGTGTGGAATGAAGTATTCTTAGATGCGGTTAACATCAAAGAGTTCCACCGCTTAGTGAGAATGAACTGCACTAACCACAAGATATTGGTCAACGGAACGTTCTCACACAGACAGTTAGGTAAAAGTGACGATTGGTTATATCGCGCTATCTCTAACGCCAATGCTAAAGGTGAAGAAGCTGATCGTGACTTCTTTAATCGTTGGACTAGTGGTACGCAGCGTTCACCGCTTACGACTAAACAGAACAATACCATATTTGAATCTGAAAGAGAACCTGACCACACTGAAGTTACTGATGAAGGGTACATGATACGATGGTACGTGCCTGAATATCAGATTAACCAACGCATGGCGACAGGTCGGTATGTGGCTGGCATGGATACATCAGAAGGTGTAGGTCGAGATGCCATTACCATGTTACTTATGGACGTACGTGATTTATCAGTTGTTGCCGCCATGGATGTTAATGAAGCTAACATTATTCGTTTTTGTAAATGGGTAGGTTCTTTTCTTATCGCCTATGAAAATGTAACGTTGGTCATAGAACGTAAGAGTACAGGGGTGGTGATTATAGACGCGCTAATGATTGAACTGCCCTCTGTCGGTATTGATCCCTTTAAGCGTCTTTATAACACCATTGTCCAAAACCGTCATGAGCGTAAAACAGACTACGACCGCATTATAAAAGATGCTCGTTATCGTGATGAGTCGTTTTACATAAGTCACAAGACTGATTTCGGCTTTGCTACCAATGCTCAATCACGCGCGCTGCTTTACGGTAACGTACTACAGAACGCGGCTACTAACTCAGGCCACCTGGTTAAAGATACCACGCTGTCTACACAGCTACGTGGGCTTGTAGAAAAGAATGGTCGCATTGATCACGAAGCATCAGGTAATGATGATTTGGTGATAGCATGGCTGTTAGCATCGTGGTTTATTACCTATGGAAATCATTTAGACTTCTATGGTATCGACCCAGGTCAATGCATGATGTTGGTAGGTGAGGATACAGAGAACATATCCCACAGTCAGGCTATTAAGGAAAAGAATACACGGACCAGAGAACGTATAGACACTGTGCTTGAAGAGATCACCACAACACAGTCAGGTTTTAAGTTAGCTAAGTTAGAGGCAGAGCTTAAACAACTAACGTATAAGACTAAATCTGACGGGGGTAATATATTGAGTTTTGATGCGTTAATTAAACAAGCTAACGACCGTAAGAAAGCTAAACGTTCTCAAACTAAGAATACACGACTATCACAAGACCTATCATTTTGGTAGGTCTTATCAACCTTTTATCAAATTAAACAATAAGGAAGACCATGAGTTTACTTAATGAAGTACGCGTCACTATTGATCGCAACCGTGAAGACACCATTGATATTTGTAAGCGTGAGGCCATTTACAAACCTCATCTTAGATTGCTAGTGTTGATGCGCCAGGAGATGGGCATTATGGAAGACCCTAGCATGAGCGACATCGACCAGTGTCTAGTTATGGATAAGATGTTCTTTGACCGTCACCTAAAAGACCTTAGAATTAACTCAGACCGTATTTTAACGCATCTTGCAGAAGTCCATAAAACTAAGTGGTATCTTCGTCTACCTAGTTGGTTAGACATCCCCAAGATGCTTGTCATTGCTGATAAAGAATACAATGATCAGGTACGTATGGATGTTCAAACCCCTTATTTTGAATTAGACCAAATTCCTGCACTTACAACAGTCATTTCACACGTACAGCCGTCTAATCGTTTTACAGACGAAATACTTACGCCATTCGGTGAAGTAGAGACCACTATTAAGGTAACGCCAGCTTTAGACCTTAATCAGATACTGACCATGTTTCACACGGTATCTAGTCTTAAATGTGAATACACTAAAGAACCTATAGGTAAGCAGGGTCTTAGTCTAGCAAAAGAAGAACTTGACTTTATTCAAGAAGGTAAACTCCCCGATAACGTTAGCGTGCTGCGTGAACTTGCTACTATAGCCACCTCAGCGACACCATACACCGCGTCGTTATATTTCTTCCTTCGCCGTTTTAAAGCATTAGATGACATGGACCCATATCAGCTCATTAGCTATAAGAGCCAGTGTATGGACAAGGATGCTAAAGTCGCTATCATGACACGTGCTAAAGAGAAAACATTCCTCACATCACGTCAGATAAAGAACGCAATTAAGAAACTTTGCAGTCACTACACGTTTGCAGAAGACATCGATCAGAAAGCTTTATTCGCGCAGGATTACGAGATGTTTAATGCTTTGCGTTTTCATCTAAAACCCTACGAAGCACTGCTTGAATACCAGCGTACAAACGACTATCTACGTAGCGCGCTGGAACGTCAACAAGCCTAACGGCATAGAGGTAGATCTAGCATCACGCTAGATCTACCTTGTTTATGCGTCAGATCCAAATGCACGTTTAAAATTATCCACATAAGCGGCATCGTAACGTGTTCCTGTGATCTGCTGTTCTAACCTTTCGTAGTATTGACGTTGTTGGGTTGTTAATGTACCGTAGGTTAGGGCTTGTTTTATATCATGGTCATTTATAAGTCGATGTAGATAAACCGTTACCATTGATTTACGCAATGCATCGCTAATGGGTAGGGTGTGAATAAACCCTACTAGTTCCATCAACGTGGCATCGTCAAGTAACGATATTTGTTTATAAGGTATTGTAATACCCTCATGACACCATTGGATCAATGTTACAAGTGGGACCTGCACCCCATAATGATCATAAATGGTATCCTGCAGCGTAGCTATCCCAACACTATACCCCGTAGGTAGGCGTTTGAATACTTTATACCGATAGGTTTGATAAACATCGCTCATGTAGACGGTGATAAGAATGTGAAGACTTTCCATAACAACCCTTGGTGGTGGGTTGAACATATTAATCGTAATGCTTCATTGTTAATGATCTCAATACAAGATATAATAACAAACCAGTCCGCACACTAGCCTTTACCGAAGCATTACGCGACGTTACAGCGTCTTCAGTTATTTCGCTGGCTAACTCACGTACTTCTACTAAATCGTCTTGTATACTACGTGACGACATGTATATAGCACGCATCTTAACCAGCACTAAAGGTAGGTTAGTAATATCTACTTTGTTTTGCTGCAGGTAGTGAAAGGCATGAACAATAGTTTTGTCTAACAAAGGCGTTATTACCTTGTCTTTACTATCACTTACATTATCGCTCATGTACTTTAAACTATTAACAAGCTGATCAGGTGGCATAGTGTGGACTGCTTTTGCAATAATATCAACAAGCTCTTGTTTAATGAAGGTACTTTCATCACCTACGGCACGGTGGAGGTATTGTCTAAAACGCGTATAGTCGTTGCGTTTATCTTTAACAATACTTTCACCGTCAATGTCTACAGACGCGCTAACTGTTGTTATCTTTGCATCATCTTCTCTTACGCGATGAAAGACTTCAACCACTGCTTTAAATACCTCACGAATACGTGACTGGATGTCATTGATCATATACACCACCGCGCCGTCAGGTCCAAATCGACGATACGTGTTGTAGTGTATGCCAGTCTTTGCCAGTATACTTTCAGAGCGGTCTTTAACCAACGCACCCCATGAACCATGTACCTTTAAAGAGAACTTCTTAGATAAACTCGCATACGTCATCATTGCAACGCCTTTATCGGCAGGATAGCGAAAGTAATGACTCATTAACGAGCTTAGAAACTTGTAATGTAACATACTTAGTAATGCTACTTGTACTTGTTCTTTTTCCTTACTACTTATGTCGCTTTCTTCAAAACGATGCAAGCACCAGATGATAGATAAATTAACTAGGTCGCTACTGACCTTAAAACTGGTGTCAATGCTTTCTAGAGAATATACATCTGCTTTTAGTGCCACCTCATCAAGCTGCAACACTTCATCAAACCACATGATTTTATCATCATTGGTATAACGAATAGGGTATACGCCAATAAGCGCATCACCGAAGAAGTTTATAGAATCATCTGTCTTAGTGACAAACCCATTGACATAGCTGATAATACGTCTAACAAGTCCGCGATTAAAGACAACGTCTTGACCGATGTCATTAAAGACGGTTTTAAGGGTAGCTGCCATACGGGTATCCTTAATAAATAGAATTAATAATAGGTAATCATAAAAATACACCCCTAACGTATATCTATAGGGCGGTTATAAGCCTAAACTGGGGAATAACAATAACAGGATGAGCAATGTCAGATCCAATAGAAAGAATTATTAAAGCGTTAAAGAAGGTAGAACAAAACAGCGCGTTTGTTCCACAAGAAAATATCACAATACAAGTAATCAATGCGGTTGATGGTAAATTCCATGATCACGTAATAGCTGCTGAGTTAGGTACAAATACAACGACTGATCACGCGAACCGAGAGCGTCTTCGTATCGCTGGTTGGTCCTGCGATGGAGATGACCTTGTAACAACTAAAGGTCACATCGGACTAGGGTGGTTAGCGGGTAAAAACCGTAAGGAAATCAAGAAGTTATTGAAGTCTAAAGAGGTGGACTTTACAAAGATTTAGAGGTCAGATTAGACAAATACTATACCCCGGGGGTTTCAACCCCCCTGTAGTTTTTGATGTGGAGAGGACACATGACGACGATAGTCTGGGATGGACAGCAGTTGGCTAGTGATAGTCAGTTGACTGTGAATTGGAA